AAGCAGAGCGAGAAGGACGGAAGCAAGCTGAAATCCAGATGGGCAAAAGATACGGTGACTTTAACGAGTCAATTGTTAAAGCCGTAGAAGCTGCACTTGCTGACGGGCAGACAGTGTATGCGCCTACGATGACCCGCCTATACCAACTCACTCCAGGCGAATTGGTTCTGACGCCAAACCGAGGCTATGTAGATCGCGTTCATCCGTATACTGGCGAAAAGACAAGGATTCCCATTGATCAACTAAAGGCGATCGCCAACCAAGTAGCAGACTACGCAGACGGTCCCTTTCAAGATCCTCTTGAGGTGGTTGACGATGTACCTGAAATGGTGGGCGAAGACCTTGAGGCGGGAGGGGGTGCGATCGGTCCGGCTGTGGAGGAGCCAGACGCGCCTACCACCAAGGCTAAAAGCCGACGCAAACCAGCGGAAACGACAAGCGATGATGATGATAGCCCTAGGCAGCGACGCGCCAAAGCGGGCGGCGAGTATGGCCCAAACGGTGAATGGTACGAGGGTGGTAAATTTATCCCCTACGAGGACAAGCCAAAGGTTTTAGGCTCAAAGAAAAAGGCAGAGAGCGACGACGAGGACGAGCCTGAGGGACCTAAAAAGCCAGCTAAGGCACGGAAGAAACCTGAAGCCAAAAAAGCAAAGGACACAACACCGCCTGCACCCCGACCAGAAAAGCCAGAGGGAGGGTCCGGCGTATCATCCAGGGTAATTAGCGGCACCAGTCGCGGCGGCGGTGGTGATGGCACATCAAGGGGCGGAGGGTTTGCGCGACGGGATGAGCTGACCATAGAACCGGCTAAGGTGGAAGTAGGCACCTACTCTCCCATCCTGCGCTATCCACCGGAGGGCGGGGCGAAAAAATGGATCGCCATGGCTGAAAAGCATCCGCCTGAAGAGTGGCAAAGGATTGGCGACTTTTTTGAGGACAAGCTGAGGAATTTTAGCGCCGAGAAGATCCCTGATCGGTATGGGAAGCCTGAAAGGGACTACGACGACGCTGATATTGCCAACTTGCTTGAAAGCGCCAGCCAATCTATTTCCGCTAGGCTAGGCAACAAAAAGAACCAGTTTTCTGACTTTGCTAAGGCCATGGCGTTGATGGAGGCTTATGCTGACGCGAATCCAAAGCTAGAAGCCTATGGCAGACAAAAAGAGAAAAAGTGGGACGCACCGCCGCCCGATGACTCCCCATCAGCCAAGCCTAAAACGGTGGAAGATCTCCACATGAGGCGGTTGTTGCGGTTGGTCAATGAGGCGCTAGAGCCGCGCGAGGGAGAATCCTTTACGCCAAATTACACGCCAGAAAAAGTAAAACAACGGGAGCAGGCGATCGCCGCCCATCCAGCAGAGCAATGGATGAGGCAGGCGGATTTTAAGGGTAGTGAAAAGCAAATTAAGTGGGCAAAGGATATTGCCAGGAAAAATATGGACCTTGTTGGTGAGCTAAGAGAGAAAGGAAAAGACCTCCCCACCGATGCCAAATGGTGGATTGATAACCGTCAAAACATTCCCGCCGAGCTGGCTGACCTCAACAAAGCGGCTAGCCCCGTATTTACCCTAATGGGCGTGCCCTATATCTTCGACCATCACCGCGCCGTCCTACGCAAGGCTGGCACCAGTTGGGAGCAGTTTGTAGCCGACCTCAGTAAGGAGGCTGATGACGATCCATGCTGGGAGGGCTACGAGGCGGTAGGCATGAAGAAAAAGCGCGGCAAGATGGTTCCCAATTGCGTCCCCACTAACTAACACTCCCCCATGAAAACCTTCACCCTTGCAGGCGATCGCTACACCGCGATCGCGTCCCCCCGTGGCATTGTCTTTCGCAAAGCGGCGGACTTTGATACCCGGCTGCCGATGGATGCTGAGCAGCGGGGTAGCATTGGCGCCGACCTGAATGCCTTGCTGTGTTCGCTAATAGACCTACGCCTATCGCTGCAACTAGCCCACTGGAACGTGAAAGGCATCAACTTCCAGCAATTGCATGAACTTTTTGATAAGTTGCAAGAAAGCCTATTGCCCCATATCGACCTGGTGGCTGAGAATGTGGCTACCCTGGGCATGGTGGTGGTAGGCACTGCGGACGATATCGGCGATCGCACTATCTTGATGCCCTACAGCAATGGCAGCGACCAATACGCCATCCTAGACGAACTAGCGGACCGCTACGCCTACCTAATCCGCCACATGATGGACTTGGTTGAGGAGCTATTGACTGACGGCATCCAGGGGATTGCTGACGTACTGATAGGCATCCACATGGACATGGAACGCAACGGCCTTTATTTTCTAGAATCCCATATTCCCAGCGCCAACCTACAGAAGGCAGCCCGACGCTCCATGCTGGAGGAAGGCGCTACCAAGGAACGCAACGGCGTCACCTACCGACTCAATAAAAACCGTCGCTGGGAACGGAGCGATCGCGGCAGCAAGCCAGCCAGGGGCAAGCGGCCAAAGCCCCCCGGCGGTGTAGTGCCCGTCATCCCGATGGATGGCGCTAAAGCAAAAGGTAAGCCAAGGGCAATGCGCTTTGATAGCCGTCCCCCGGGCGGCGGTGCCCAAGCGGTGCAGCAGGGCAAATTAAACGCCAAGGCACAACGGGCGGCGGCCAAGGTGACGCCAAAGGTGTCCCCCGTGGACAAGCCCGCTAAGGCGAAAAAGGCCCCGACAGATAAGGTAAAGCCGAAGGCGAAAAAGGCTGAGGTAAAGCCGAAGGCAGAAGATACAACACTGCCGCAGGATGTCGCGGAAATCCGTGATTTCCTGGCGCCGATGGAAGATTGGCAGCGCGCCGCCCTACTTACACACGTGCTCGGGCAAAAAGTTAAAGAGAGTACAGATCGCGTAAGAAAAGAGCGGGAGATGCAAACCGGCAGGAAACGAGCCTACTTGATGGCTGATGTTGATCTCACCCCACAGGATGAGGACATTATTGACAAGCTTGAGCCTGCAATCAGGCAGCTTAGCCCTGAGCAGAAGATGAACACGCTTAGGCAAATGCTAAGCGGCACCTATCCAGACAAAGGCTTTGCCAGCCTTTCAGAGCCCGCTAGGCTGGACATGATGAGAAGTGTAGCCCAACAGGTAAAGGAGGGAGCGATCGCGGAAACTGAAGTGAACAAAGGCGATGGCAGGGTGAATTTCTTTGATGCGTCAAACCTAAGGGCAGTGCAATCGGATCAGGACGGGAGTGCAGCGGCCAAGTTCCTAGTCCCGGGATCTGAAGATCGCTTTATTCAAGCCTTTATGGCGCTTGACTCTAAGGCGCCGCCGAAAAAGGCTGATGTGAAACCCAAGGGTAAGAAAACGACCTCGGAACCCTTGTCAGATGATGCCTTTGTCGATCTGGCCCTGAATGCAGCCAAGGCAACCCAGGGCGGGCGGCTAGGGAACTCCAATGTATTTATCTCCAAGGTATGGGAGACCTTGCAGAAACAGCACCCAGACCTAAACCTCAGCCTAGACGACTTCAAAAAGCGCTTGGTGAGGGCTAACCGGCAGCGAAAGCTCGATCTAAGCCGGGCGGATATGGCCTACGCGCTAGACGCCAATGACGTATCAACGTCTCAAATTAAGGACGACAACAGCGAGTACCATTTCATCCGCCAAGCATTTGAGCCCGAGCAAAAGCCAGCCTCGACAGGTAAGGTGAAGCCGAAGGGCAAGAAAGCAGCCGTTAAACCCAAGGCCAAGCCACAAACCCAGCCCCAGCCGCAGGCAAAGCCGATCGCGTCCTATGGTGAGTTCAAAAACGAAGTTGCCAGGATCTACGACAAGCTCAACTCCGAGGAAAACCTAGGCGACATGGTGCCTATCTATCGCATCCGCCGCGAGCTAGGCGATCGCGTCTCCCGTGCGCAATTCAATGAATGGTTGTTTGACATTCAAGCGGACGACAAAATTCAATTAACGGGAGAAGCTGTGCCTACCATTGCTCAAGATCAGCGGGAGGATTCGGTTACAATCCCGGGAGGTGGACTGCGTTTTTATGTTAGCAAACTAGAAGATTTTGGCGGCAACGATCCAACCCCAACCCAGTCACCCATCTCCAGGCAACAACCTAAAGCGCCCCCTCAACCCAAGCCAAAAACAACGCCAATTAAGTCCTATGACAATTTCAAGAGCGAAATGGCCAACGTTTATGATCAGCTTAGTGCCGACTACAATCTAGGGGATCTAGTTCCCATTTATCGCATCCGCCATGAATTAGGCAACCGCATCTCCCAAAAGCAATTTGATAATTGGCTGCTAGAAATGCAGGCCGATGACCACATTCAGTTAATGGGAGGGGACAACCCTAACATTACCCAGGACCAGCGAAAGGGTTCAATCACAATCCCTGGCGGTGGAATGCGGTTCTACGTTAGAAAACTCTAGCCACTTAACGCTTATTTGCAATAAGCAACCCCAGGCTATACTTAGGCTGTCCTCCTTCTTTAGGCACCATGGGCACTCAACAGGACCTCTACAAAATGCTGGCGGAAGGCGGCACCCGCCTTAGGGATACCCGACGCATCCACCAGCAGGCGATCGCAGGCATCGCCACCCTGCAGCAGCAAACCCTATCCGAGCTATCGCGGCTACGCGATCGCATCGAGTCAGCCGGTATCGGCAACGACCCGGAGGCGGAGGCGCAATACCTGAAATTGCTGGCCACCAAGCGCAAGCTGGAGCAAGTACACCAGATGAACCCGGTGCTTGCCTCTATGCCATCCGCGCCCCTCCAAAAGGCGCTGGACTATGGCCTACTGCTATTGCAGGTCTACAATGGCGGACAGCTTTCTAAGGCAGCGGGCGGCGACATAGAGGCGCATATCCTACGGCTACAGCGCTACCGTCACCCAGCAGCGGCAGCCCAAATCAGTAAACTGGAGCAATTACTGTGAACCACCCGATCCTTGATGATGGGCTATGCACGCCGGACGGGCGATCGCTAGCCTGGACGGACAATGCCTACCTGCTAACCTGGCCCGGTGAACTGGTCTACGGTGAACTATTGCCGGTGGCGACCGATCAGCCCGAGCAATTTGAAGACCGTAAGAAAGAGTGGGACTATGACAGCGATCGCGGGCGTCCCCGTAGGCGGGAGAAGCGCTCCCCGGTGGATGTACCGGACCAACCGCTGAACCGACTCAGGCGACTACTGAGCAACGGCAGGCCGGAGGCGGCTGAACCGGGGCCACACTTTGCACGACCGGACCAAGCCGCTGCCTTTGCCATGCAGCAGGGCCACCTATCCCGTAATACGCTCCTAGACGAGCTAGAATGCCGCGTGCTGCTAGGGGATTGGCCGATGGGTGGTGAAGTATCCCTAACGTTCTATGCAGGCGCTCAGACGGTCCTAGATGCCCTGGCGACTGACTTTTTTAATGAACCGATCATTCCGCCGGTGCTATTGAATGCGATCGGGCCTAGGCGGGCGGGGGAGGTGCTAGCGGGCTATATGGGTAGTCCCCATGCCCAGGAGATCGTTAGACGTTGGCGAGATGGCATCTGGCGCACCATCGACCAACGGCTAGACGAAAAGCTACAGCTGTGCCAGGAGTCCATGTTCAGTTGGGCGGCGGCAGGGCAAAAGCCTGTCCTATCCCCCGAGGGGGAACCGGACGCTATCCTTACCCTGGCTAGTGCAGCAACGGCAACGGTTGCGGTTTATCACCTAGCTAACCTGGGGCAGGCGTTGAAGGATTTTCAGAAAAGCGGTAGGGATGCGATCGCGGGGGTGTTAGATGGGCTGGCAGGCGATTAATTAAAACAGGAACGTAATTCCGCCGTCACAGCGCTTATATGCTTTAAGCAATGTGCGCTAACATAAGTCTGTATGAACTCATGTTGAGATAGGCGGGCGCATGGTTACTACGAGTTTTGAAATACGTCCTGAAACAAGGTTTGATGAGCAAGTCATTAAACCATCAGTGATTGGCGACCTTGAGAATTTTTCGGCGGCGATTCTGGAGCGGCAATCACAGGAAAAGGAGCTATTTAAGCCTGGGCTTCATGTGTGTTCATCTTGCGCTGCTGCTGTGTTGGCAAAAATGGGGGATTCAGAGGCTTGGCGGTTTAGAGACCGATCTGTATTAGAACAGTGTGATAGAGAGGGGCACAGCGATCGGGTCGAAGGTGGGCAAGCGATCTTGCACAAAAATCGCCTAATCAGCGACGGCAGAGTTCACCCTAAAATTGCCACCCGGTTTGTTGCTTGCTCAGACAAACACTTGAAAGCGCCTGATGGTCGCCGGGCAAGCTACCGCCACTTGCCCGGTCACGGTGAAAACTGCAGGGCAGACACCGAACACGAAAGAATAACCGATCGATTGAGATCCGTTTTCACCAACGAGCTAAAAGCGCTTTACCCTGACTGTAATATCACCGACCAGCTAAACCTAAAAGCCTCAGACGACCTCAACCAGCGACCGGATATTAAATTCACCATCAAGGGGGATACCCCGTCAGGGCCGGTCGATTTCGCGATTGCCGTCGAAGTGCAGCAGTCTAAAATCGCCTTTGATGCCTGGGAAAATCGCAACCAAGGGCTATTGACTGTTGCTACCCCTGTAGTGTGGGTCTTCAAGCAAAGCAGGTCTGGGGGCTCATTCAAGCCTATTCTAACTTCTATGGTGGAGGGCGACTTGCCTGCCTGGGTTTACCACATTGAAGGTGAGCCCGGCAGTGATGATGGCAACTTGATATTGACGCCCGCAAAAGATGGCTACCCTAATTTTTGGGGTGGGTTCGATACACCGAATCAGCCCAAAGAAAATCTAGTCTGCCAAAACGCTTACCATCGGAGACGCAAAGAGATCGCTGAAACCTATCGGGTTGGAGTATCAGGCAGATCCGAAGTGACTTTGATCGGTGGACTTGCCCAGCTTAGAAGTATTTTGCCAGGGCTAGCTGCGCCCCAATCTGTTCAGGCAGATCTGTCAGTGCAAGTTGTCCTTGCTGCAGATCCAGAAAAGCAAGAAAGCTTGCCGGAGGTTGGGAGTCGCATCAGTCATAGCGATTTTAAGCTTGATCCTAGGGGCGCAGGGGTAAGAGGGGTGATCCTAGGAACGCCATTGTATTACCCCAAAAGAGTTGGGAAACCTGCTTTGTTCGTTGCCAGCCTAGAGGTTGACCAATTTCTAGGAAGCACACCTAGAGGTGAATTATTAGCAGAGCTACTTTCGGAAAATTCGGAAAAGTGGCATTCAAAGCATTTAGGGTCAGATGAAATTCTAGAAGCGTTTCGTGAATTACTTGCCAAAGCTAGGGTCGTTGTCAGGCTTAAAGCTTATGGGTCTCTTGCTGAAATGGTCGGAGCCCATGTGTTTGAAGGGTACAGGGTGCATGTGTGGGGGCGTTTAGGATGGGATTCTCATAGCCCCGACAAACTTTGCATTGAACCTAATGGACCACAAATTCTTGTTGCCGACAACAAAAAAGGATCATTTTGGCAATTAGAATACCTTGCAAAGATGAAGAGTGCGCAACCCAATCATAAGCCGCTAGCCTAACCCGCCTCCCGTCGCCATCTAGCCTCTAACAATTCCCGATAGCCGATCGCGTCAATCAGCACCCGTGGCTCGTTCTGTAGGTTCCATTCCGCATCATCTAGCCCGGGGCATCGGTAGCGATAGATCGTCTCGCAGGTGATATTCTTCTCCCGCAGGTATAGGTCTTCGGGGCTGGTTGGGTGGGTAAGGTGAATCAGGCGTTTAACGGTCATCGCTTCACCGGTGGGTTCGCTCAAGGGTAGGGCGCCCTCTAGGGGCACCTGAAGTACATTGGCACCGTAGACAACGGTTTGATGGGCGATGATGTCCCCCTGCACCGTGGCGCGAATGATCCGCAGCCGTACCGATCGCCGTAGTGACTGCAATTCATCAATTAACTCCCGACGCCGATCGCGATCATCGCCCGCTTCCTCCATCAATTTGATAAACCGCGCCTGGTAGCCTAGTAGCTTATGGTTGGCCCAGGGCGGCACCGGTAGGCACCGGTCTAGGCGAATGCAACGGCCAAGCGCCTCTGGCGGTGGCTCTGATTGTTGTCGCTGACGGCGGTATGTTTGTACCAGACGATCAATAGACTCGTCTAAAATGTGAACGGTGGCATCAAGTTCGACGCTAGCGCCCTGGCCCGCCTTGATGCCTAGCCTATCTAGGGTATTGAAAGCAGACTGTAAATCATCGTGGGGGATTGTAATAGTGGCCATAGTTGACTTTTCCCAGGTGGCGGCGGCGGCTTTTGATAATATGCTGATCCTACGCGATCGCGTCCTGCACGAACGCGAAACCTTCCGCAACGAATCTGCCAACTGGCAGGAGCTAGCCAAGCTAGATGAACCTGCCCTCCAGGACCGCTTGATCCGCTGTGAAATCCTGAATCGCACCGAAGCGTTGATTCGTACCACAGACCTACGCTGTCACCCCCTGGAGGTACTAAAAGAGTCATGACATTTCTAAGATTCATGGGACGACTTTATGCCTTGCAACGGCGCGATCGCTCCCTAGTCCTGTCCAAGGTTGCTAACGGCACAGTGGCGACCCGTGGCAGCACTATTTTCCGGCTCAACAAAGATCATCAGTGGGAAGCGCTAAGCAAGGCAGGACGGCGGCGGCAACCCTCCCCAGGGCAGCTAGGCTTATTTGGTGGGCACAATGAGGGCGACACCAAAGTGGAAAATGGCGTCACCTATCGACTGAATAGCAATAGCCGATGGGAGCGTACTGACAAACCCAAGACATCTAAGCCCAGTGCGCCTAAAGTTGCCCCGGTAATAGAAGACAGCGATACGGGTGCATCTACCGGCAATACGCTGGAGACAAAAAGTCCATTAATTCACATCGTAAATTACGGGTGGCACGAGCCTTTCAAAAAAGAGCTATCGGAGCTAAGCGTAAAGACGGCTTTTTCGTCAGCGTTATCAAAGATCCTCGGGTTCGAGGTGGATATAGAGGCGTTCTCCCGTTCCGACGCTCGAAACTTCCTAGCCATCATCGGCGGAGGATTCTCTGATACCTCTGAGTTTATAGATTTTTCGGATGGACTAAGAAATTTAGACCGTTTGGGTTTCCTGGAATACGACCGGGAATCAGATAGATTTTTTCCCACTGAGAAAGGAGAAAGACTAGCTGAGGAATTTTTCAGGCAGGAGGCCAGTATATTATCGCGGAAGCGGCGCAGTTACGAGCAATCGCCGTCCCAAGGACCACAATCTTCCGTGGAGGAGCATCGGTCGCCGCGCCTGAAAATGCGCGCTGAACTAAAAGAAATTGCAGTTCAGCAGGACACGAAAAGGTTTTTAGAGAAAATGAAGGCTGGCCCCAGTGTGCCAAGCCTCGACTCCCTTGGAAAGCGCGTAGCCACGTCTATCCGCGAAGCTTTAGACACTGAGGGCTTAACCGAATCAGACATTGACATTGATCTTTGGCAAAAGATTGAGTACGCCAAGCATGACCGAGGGCTTTCCTGGCCGAAGGCGGTTGGTTGGGCGGTAGCACGTCAGGCCAAAGAAACACCCCCTGGAGGTACTAAGCGGTGATTAATTGGCGCTCCTACCTGGAAGGCATCCGCGATGCGCTATGCGCCTTCGATAAGCCTACCGCGTTCGATATTTTGGAACTAGCGATGCGCTTTAACGAGAGCAGCGATCGCGCTGACATTTACCAAGCTTGGCGCTCCATGTTTCCCCATTGGCGACCGACCAGGGACATGGAGCGTCAAAGCTTCCAACGTTGGGGCGTCGAATAATGTGGTCTCCCCTTGCCCCCGACGACTTCAGCCAGTTTGAGCCGACCGATATTATCGCGTTCCTGGATTGGTTTGAGCGACAGTACGAGGACGCGATCGCGCTTGGCATTGTCGATGGCTACGTCGAGGGGGTGACAGAGCCCTACCTGGTGAATATCTCCACCGGCCAACCGATACCGGAGTGGGTGGCGACCGTCCTCAAGGTGCGAGAGGTGGCCCAATGGGCGTACCAACAACAGGAACCGATCGCCGCCCGCCTACGCCGCAACTTGGCCGCCATCATCCCCGACGACCAGGTGGCAGGCTACGCCGCCCGGTTTAGGGTAACGCCAGAGGACATTGCTAACGTCCCCCCGGCGGTGAGGGAAAGCTTTAACCAGGGCGCTCGCTTTTCATTGGACTGGGTGAAACGCCTATCCGATGACGCCCGGGGCATGATGCGAGATGTGCTGGCGGTGGAGTCGCTAAAAAACCGCAACCCTGCCGGGGCAGTACCCATCCTTGAAAACCTGCTGCGCCGCGACCTGATCGCCCAGGAGCTAGGCGCGGACCCTGGTGCCGTCACCCCAGCCATGGTACAGGAATGGCTCATCAATACCGAGTCACGGCTGTTGAATGCGATCGCATCTCGAGCGCAAACCATTTCCCGCACCGAATCCATGCGGATGATGAACCTAGGCATCCTGGCCACGCTGGAGGCAAGCGGGCAACGGTTAGCTTATGTCATGCCCCACGCGGGCTCCTGCGAACATTGCCGCCGGTTGATTGACGGTCGCGTTTTTACAATAGAGGTGCTAAAACGCAACCTATTTGCTAACTTTGGCGTTCGCCCCGACGCCTGGGTAGCTAGCCTGCCCCAGCATCCTAACTGTCGCCATTCGGCAGGCAAAATACCGGTTAAGTTTAGGCGCAAGCTTGCCACTATGGAGATCCCGCCGGAGGGGCTAGTGCTGCAATACTACGGCCTACCTGGCGGCAAAACGTCGATGGATGCCCTAGAGTTGCCAGAGGTGGAATGGCTAGAACCCTAGAATGGTTAGCCGATCTTGCTGGTCATCCTCTAGAACCAGTACGCACTCTGGCCCGTAGCAAATGAAATTCACCATAATCGGCTTGCCCTGATGGTTGTTTAGCCACCGCACCGCCGCGCCGCCGCAAATGGGATCTACACCGCTGAAGTGTAGCCTGTCTTCGTCATCCTCGATGTACAAAGACTTTTGCCCGGATATATACCGAAAACTTTTGAGCGTCATGTACATGATTGCCCACATCCCTGTAAAACTACTGAATTATTGCATATATGCTTGACTGTTGCTTATTTGCAATATACTATTTGAAATGTGAGCCACGGGGTTCACAACACTCAAAAGACCACATGGAGAATCATGAAAAACTTTATTCTTACCACTACCCTGATCGCTACCCTGCTCCCCACCGCTGCCATGGCTACCACCGGGATGCCCGGGCGTGGCGGGGATGGGCACTGCCCCATCAAGGGGTTAGCCACGGACCCCGATTGCGCCCGCGAGGGTGCGCAATGGCGGGGAACTGGCCGGGTAGATGACGAACAAGCCAAATCCAGCGCCAAGTCTAGGCGGGATCAGTTCCCCCGGTGCATGAACGGCACCTGCACGAACCGCCGCAGCGCTGCCGTGCTAGCCAACGCCGAAAGCGACAAGCGCAATCAGTTTCCTAGTGACCGCCCCCGTCAGCCTGGCCACCTTGGCTAATTGACGCAACCCCCTGGGGCTGGCTTCGGCTGGCCCCCATTTTTTTATTTAGGAGAACCAGAACCATGGCAGACGTTGATACAAACTTAGCGATCGCCCTCGCCCTTGAAGAGATCGCCGCAAGCCTCAAAGCGATCGCGCTATCGACAATACCCAAAAGTACCCAGCCCCTAGGCTTCCAGGCGGACGCCGGGCGGCCAGAGTTTATCTTTGCCAACCTCGTCAAGGGGAATGGCGATGGCTGGTATCGGCTACTGGAAAACAACCAACAGGAAACTATGCCCCCTGCATTCTGGGGATTGGTAAAAGATCTGCGGTTTGTCCAGCGAGAACGACGCGGAGAAGATGTCACCAAGCTCGACTTGGTGATGGAGGGTGAAGACGGCAAGACTTATATTTTCGAGTCTGGCGCCCAGTCATTTTTTAGCCGCTCCCTGTTAACCGCCTTGAGCCTATGCCCCGTAGCGGACCTACAGCAGCCTATCCGGCTGTTTAGCTACGTCTCAGAGCTGCAGACCGGAGATCGCACCTTGAACGTGTCTATCACCACGCAATCCGGCAAGCTCCAAGCCAGTTGGAAGGCGGACGATGACTGGCGGGCGATCGCTACCGAGGCAAAAACCAGGGTTTACAAAGCCCTGGGCAAGGAAGCGCCAGCACCGGAACCCACCACCCAACCAGCGGCACCGCCACCGCCGACCCGTCCCCCGGCAGGTAATCCACCTGGCGGAAGCCGCGATCGCATTACCCAGCGCGCCAACGCTAAGCCCGTCGCTGCCGGGGTGGACTCGCGGGCGGCAACTGATTGGGATGAAGAGATACCGTTCTAGGAGTAGCTATGAACCAACCTATTCAGCTATCGACTGAGGCAGAATTTGCGATCGCCCAATTCGAGCGATCGCTAGACAGCCTGGAATTTACCCGGGCTAACTTTGACGAGCTGATCGTCATCTGCAAAGGCTTAAAACGCCTAGAGGCGGGCCAACGAGCGTTTCTGGTAGCTCAGGTAAAAGAGTCCTGGGGGAGGCCATTATGACCAACCTCAACCGCCTAGTTGACCTGATGCGACGAGCCCAGCAGCGGGCAGTATCGGAGCGATCGCTGATCATGCTTGGCAGCTCACCTCTTGCCGATGAGGTAAGGGCAAGACATCGTGGCGTTTCCCATACCCTTCTCTGTTTGAGCTGCAAATACTACAACCCTACTACTCAGTTCTACCTGCGGTGTGCAGTTCACCCCGAAGGACCGGAGAGCGATACCTTTTGCCCTGACAAGGAGGAGCGATGAACTACTACAACGAAAACGACCCCCAAGCGTCGGCATGGTTGAAGGAGTTGATAGCTCAGGGTGCTTTGCCGGATGGCGTAGTAGACGATAGGAGCATAGAAGATGTCACTCCAATTGAACTTGAGCCTTACGTCCAATGCCACTTCTTCGCCGGTATCGGTGGGTGGCCCTATGCCTTGCAACTTGCCGGATGGCCAGAGGACCGACCCGTCTGGACCGGTAGTTGCCCATGCCAGCCTTTCAGCGCGGCAGGCAAAGGAAAAGGGACTGCTGATGAGCGGCACCTATGGCCAGCGTTCTTTTGGCTCATTAGCCAGTGTCGCCCTGAGATCGTCTTTGGTGAGCAAGTTGCATCAAGCGATGCCCTTGGATGGTGGGATGTTGTATCAACTGACCTGGAAGCAGCGGACTACGCCTGCGGGGCAGTCGATCTATGCGCTGCGGGGCTCGGTGCGCCCCATCTGCGCCAGCGACTGTACTGGGTTGGCACCTTGGTCAACACCCCAAGCCAAGGACAACAAGGGCGGCTACAGCCGTCGGTGGGTGAAAAACGTTCACGGGCGATCTCTCAACGATCAGGTGATGTTAGTTCCCTGGCCGACGCCGGCGGCCAGGGATTGGAAATCCAGCGCCAGCAACAAACATGGGGACAATGTCAGACCCTTGAACGAGGTAGCCAGGTTAACCCATGGCAACACCCCGACTGGCTCCCCTGCGCCGACGGAAAAGCCCGGCCAGCTCAACGCAGCATTTTCCCGTTGGTTAATGGGGTTCCCGCCGATCTGGTGTGTGGCAGCAATCCTGGCATACCGGCAAATGAAACGGCGGAAGCCAGAACCATGAGGCTACGCGGCTACGGAAACGCCATCGTTCCCCAGCAAGCCGCCCAATTCATTACAGCAGTCATGGAGGGAGAACGATGAAGCGACTACTCTTGCTAGACCACACCGCCCTAGTGCAGCACAAAAACGGACCCGGTGTCTACATCAACAACCGGGAGGACATGATCCTGGTCCCAGGCATCCTAGGTGCACTGGAGCCTTACGTTGACAAGGGCTACAGTGTCGCTATCTGTAGCAACCAAGGCGGCGTTGAGAAAGGCCACTTGGCTTTCGGTGCGTGTCAAAGCCTATTCGGGGCCATGTTTGAGCTGTCTAACTATTGGGTTCAAGCCATCTGGTTTTGCCCTTTGGCCCGGGGTGGCTCTGGAAATTATGCTGTCCAGATGACCATGCCGTTCTCTCCCAAGGTGTACAGCCAATGTCAAAAGTACGCCAACACCGGCTACCGGATGCCCCAGCCAGGCATGATCCTATCGGCCATGGATTGGTTTAGGGTGACGCCTGAACAGACCACCATGGTGGGGCTGCAAACAGAAGCCTACTATGCCGCCGCCGATGCAGGCATTAAAAGGTTTATTCACGGTTCCTATTTCATTGAAAAAGCGGGAGTATTGCAATGAAATTTTCAGTTGATGCGGGTGATCTGGCAGAGGCGATCGCGCTATGCGATCGCGCTATCCCTAAGCGCCCTAGCCGCCCTGTCCTGGGGCATATGCTGATGCAGCTAGACAATGGCAGTCTTATCCTAAAAGGGTTTGACGAGGCGCTAGGGATTAGCTTTTCCTTGCCAGTGGATATGGAGCAATCCGGTGATTGTTGCATATCCCCAACCTACCTAAAGCCCATCCTGGAGCGCCTATCAGGGCAGGTAGCCTTAGACCTGCAATACCCTGTCCTGGTGCTAACCACCCTGGGCGGTGAGTACCGCATTAATACCCTCCTGGCTGAGGACTACCCCAACCTGCCCGAGGTGGACGGCACCCCGGTGGAGTTGTCCATATCCTCAGAAGAACTACGGGCCGCGATCGCGGCTACGGTGTTCTGTGCCAGTACTGACGAAAGCAAGCAGGTACTTACCGGCGTTCACTTCTCCGTTACCCCCGGCGAAGAAAGGGAGGCAGGGGTGATAGAGTTAGCGGCCACCGATGGCCATCGGATGATCGCCTACCCGCTACCCGGTAGCGTTGTCATCCCCGATGACTATCGCCCCGTCACCCTACCCGGGAAGAGCCTGAGGGAATTGCTAACCGTCCTGAAGGGCTACGAAGGCATCGTCAAATTAACCTTTGATGACGTGTCTGTACATGCCCTATGCGGCAACACCGAGCTCTATAGCCGTGTCCTGGAGGGCCAGTATCCCAACTATCGGCAATTGTTTCCTAAGGTGTTTGCCAAGATCGCGACCTGCGATCGCAAGCCTTTTTTAGCCGCCCTAGATCGCACCCTGGTGGTAGCAGGCGAAAGCAAGGATATTGTCAAACTTCAATTTGACACCGCCGGGCTGGTAATGAGTGCGGAGGCAAAAGAGGCGGCCAAGGCTCAGGAGCATGTCGAGGGCGTAACTTGTAGCGAACCCATCACCCTGGCGGGAAATGGCAAGTATATCAAGGAGGCGCTAACCAACGCGATCCTTGGCGAAGTCTTCACCGTGGAGATGAACGAGCCGACTAAGCCAGTGGTTTTTACAGATGGGTCCCCGGCGACCTATCTGGTAATGCCCATTCAGATTAGGGAATAACCATGAACATCAAACTACCCGACAACATGGCGGTAGGGCTAATCCTGCCGCTGTCGCTAATCAGCCTAGACAACGACATGGAGGACTGGCTAGGCAACTGGCCGCCGCTGGCTCACCTGCTTGAAGAGGTGGACTGGGCTGAGTTCTTTCGTCAAGTTAACTACCGGCCAACAATAGGCAACTTTAGCAGAGAATCTCCTACCGGACAGGGGTTACTAGAAACCTTAGACAAAGACGATTTGGACTTTGAAGAGATCCTGAATATCCTGCTTGACAAGGAGGGGTTAAACCTCACCGGCATCATCATCCGGATTGACGTGGCAAGCCTTGACACCGACGAAGACTTTCCCTATTTCGTGTGGAAACACTTCTACGGCTACTGCGAAACTTTTGCGGAAGTCGGATGGATGATCCCGGGATTGATCTTAAAAGCTAGTCAGGAGGTGGCGGTATGAACCTGAAACCTGGTTACGCGATCGCCTACCGTCCATCCACGGAGGAACCCTGGCAACAGGCGTTTGTCTTTGCGGCCATTGACGACAAGGTGATGGTTAAATTACCCCTGGGCGGCAACACGTCCAGAATTGTCACGGTGGACATTGACAGTGGTTTGATTGGGCCACCATTCTAACCATTTCTCGAACCTACGCTAAGATAGGCATAGCGTAGGCATAATTTATTTTTTCCTAGTCCGTATCTCCTCCATGGTTCTTCCTCTGGAGGCTATCCTGTCCAAGTCAGCCGATATGGTTGTGGGCGGGGTAGCCTCCAATTTTTTTAGAGATCTTGACGGCGATGCCATTTGCCCGAACGCGATTCAACGCGCTATCCCTGGCTTCATGGCAACCCGTGGCCCGGACGGGCTAAAGGGTGGCCCCATTCGCCTGCACCATGGCTTTTGGGAGCGATTTCTAAAGCAGTCCATCTCTGCCCTTAATATTCCCTACGACCAGCAAGTGGGGCTACTTGCCGCGATCGCGCTCCCCCTGGGCCGGGTGACTGAGATGAGTGTCGATAGCGATGGCACTACCCGCTGGCGGGGTGTCCTATCTGGTGCTAACCCCATCGCCCGGGTGGTGTGGAATATGCTCAAAGAGGGCATGGTTCACCTTGGCGTTAGCGTTGGTGGCAAGATCAACGGTGTACGCCCCGGTAGAGATGCGATCGGGCGGACCTGTAACCTCATTACCGACGTGCGGCTCGATGAGCTCAGCATCACTGACAACCCGGCTAATCGACTAATTGAGTCCGAGGCCCCCGACAATGGCGCGTACATCACCGCGCTTGCTAAATCTGTGGGTAATACCATGCTCGCTCAGAAGCAACAGCATTACATCTACCTGAATGGCATCGCCTATACCGCTCACCCTAGCGAGGAGCATGGCATTGTCCTCCGCAAGGCAGGACGGCGGCGGGCACCCTCCCCGGGCCAGCTAGGCTTGTTTGGTGGCCACAATGAGGGCGATACCAAAGTAGAGGACGGTGTTACCTATCGGCTGAATAGCAATAGCCGCTGGGAACGGATGGACAAACCCAAAGCCAGCGGTAAGCCGTCTGGCGGGAAGAAGAAGGCGGAAAAGCCCGCGATCGTCCCGGTGGTGGAGGATGAACCCGCCGCCCAGGACCCCGAACCCACCGTTGGCGAAATGCTAGAGCAGCAGCAAGCCGCGATCGCGGATGAGCCTATGCCTGAGGGTGAACCTGCGGGTGGGGATGATGCGCCAAGCCCCTACCATGCTGCCATGCCCGAGGCTGAACCAGCGGCGGCGGAGGATGAGCCTGCGGGTGGGGATGATGGTGCTAATATTGCCTCTCTGGATGAGTCCAAGGAAAGAAGAAGTAAAAGCCAGCAGCATCGGGGTAAGGCTGCCCAGATGGCTCGGTCTATCCTTCAGTACTTTGAGGGGGGCGAACGAACCCGCATTATCAATGAAGCTGGCGGCATTCCTAGAAGTCCATCCGAAGGAGTAGTCAGGACGATAAATTTTGACGGAAACGAGACGCCTGCATTGGTCTGGTTTTCTGGCGACAAGCCCGCCGCAACGCTGATCAATCCTAACGGAGAGATGTTCAACGTATCCGTTTCAACCACCTACGGAAACAAGTACAAAAAGCTAAATATCAAGCCCATTAGGTTTGATAACGATTTGGCGAGAAAGATCAGCGATCGCCCCATGGCCATGCCCGAGGCCGAACCAGCGGCGGCGGCGGAGGAGGAGGGCGAGGGTGGGCGTCAAATCCCGATGAAAGAAACAATTACAGGGATGCGAGGGCAAACGCCAGCGTCTTATATTATTCGAGATGCTGATGGCAACGTAATAAGAGAAGTCCCAAACACGCGAAAAAATAGGGATTTATTGAGAAAGGTTAAACCTGAGTTCAAGATCCAAACTATTGGGGAATATCTGGCCAGCTTGAACCAAAGCGATATCCCTATGCCTGAGGGTGAGGCGATGGAGGGGGCGGATGATGGCGCGATGCCGGAGGATGACGCGATCGCAACACCTGCAAGCCTGAAGGCGCTTGTCGCTTCATTAGACCTACGCAGGGGTGACGGCACTAAGATCCCCGACGCACTTAACAAAAAACTTAAGTCGCGGCTCAATCAAGTCATTTCCACGGCAGTAAAAATGGATGCCGTGCCAGAGCGGGAATTTGTCGAAAAGATCAACAAAAAAATTGATAACGTTTATAGGCTATTTGAGAAAGAAGTAGCAGGAGAAATTTGGCAAAACAATGACGGCGCGTATCAACGCCCTTTCAATAAAGTTTTCGGTGCGATCATTGACTGGGCCAAAGGCGTCCGAATGCAAGAGTCGGACCAAAACCACACAGACATGCTTGACGCTCAACTAGCAGAAGCGACAAGGTTAGCCCGGGAAGAAAGGCTAGGGCTCCACCTTTCTGGGCCAGACAGAGCGCTTTACCGCTTCAACGCAGAAATAAAGCGAGATCAAGCACTACGAAGAATTGACGAAGAAGTTGCCCAGCGAAACCAACTTAACAAGACAGGCACCCCCATGACTATCGATAACTTCCTCCGCAAAGCCCTGGGTAATCCTGGGCGTGAGTTTGGCTCTGGCTCATGGCGGGATACGGGCATCCCGGCGATGGGTCGTAAGGTTGACGCCAAAAGCCCACAGCCTAAGGGTGGTAAAAAAGTACAAATGGATGAGTCCGGTAGTGCCCATGCCGGTAAGGGTATCGGTGGCAAGCAACCCAAGGCCCATCGCCCCTACTCTTCCGGCGGTATGCCCCCCACTGATGTATTCGGTATCACCATCACCCAACTAACCCGCAACCTAGCCAAGGCTTGTTATATGGACAAGGACGCCTGGGGCAGCCCGGAGACGGTTTCTTTCTTGACCGACAGCGCCAGGGCGATCGCGGGCATGACCGACACCCCGACGGACCCGATGGTGAACTTTGTCCGGTTCCTGCAATACTGCACCCGTTTCGCTCAAGAATTGCCGTTTATGAACGACTACCAAGCGGCGGGGACGGTGAAGGCGATGAATGCCGACCTAACCAAAGCACTGGACGAATTTGTAGAAAAGATGCCTGAGGAGCTAAAGGGGAAACCTTTGCGCCCTGCCGGTTCACCCGGCGTTGTCGGCATCGACGTTCAGTTTCCCCAACAGTACGTTATTTACTCCTAGCTAGGTAACTAGAAAATGGACCCACAAACCCTACAAGCCTTGATGGGAGTATTCCAACAAGGCTTACAAATTCTGCAATCTGCCCAGGCGGGTGCCGGTGCGCCCCCGACCGCTGGTGCCCCCGCCGCCAATGGTGCCCCACCCATGGCCGCCGGTGCCCCTCCCGCTATGGACCCCGACGACGAGGACATGATGGAAGAGGATGACGAGGACATGGATGCCCCTGAAGCCATGGACGCCGATGACGAGGATGACATGGACGACAGCGGCATGGGTGGCTCCTCCCTGCACGATCGCGTCAGTCAGCTAGAGAACCACACTGGCCTTAAGAAAAGCGCCCGGGGTGGTTCTTTGCTTGATGCCGTCGCTGCCCTCGAAGAAACTATCCTTGGCACCGAGTACGAAGGCCCCCTAGTAGATCGCGTCAACCAATTAGAGAAAGCAGCAGGCATCAGCCAACGCGCCCAGGACCAAGCGCCGGACGAAATCCCGCTAGAGAACTTGATCAAGAGCGCGATTGAATCCGGCATCCAACAAGCGATCGCCGCCCGTGACCCGGAGGACAACGAAGACCCGGACGCTATCCCCGACCTACGCCAGATGCGCAAGGCAGCCAAGGGCCAGCGTTATGGCAGTCGTAAGGGCGTCGCTGGTGCGATCGTCAGCGATGAGGACCTAGTAAAGAGTGCTGCCAGCCTTGGCTGGGACGGCGATGACCTGGACCGCCCCGTCTCCTTCGGTGATGCCCTTTTGCTGCAATACCATTCACAACAAGCGGGTGAGCCACTGCCATTTTCAGCCGATGAGGCTGACGACGATTAATTTCTAGCTACGACATAAGGACCCCAAACCATGACGAACGCAGCCCTGACCCGTCGGGCGCTACTGAAATCGCTAGGCATTAGCGATGGTGGTGGTGCCGAGGTTACCCTCCAAACCACGATCGCCTCCGAGGTGATCCCCCTGATCCGGCAACAATGCTTTATGCGTCAGATCGCTGACCGCAGCAAAAGCCTGATCAATATGACCAAGCCCAAGATCCGCATCCCCAAGCTGGTACGCGCCCAGGGTGCCTACAGCGTCAAAGCGGGCCAACCGGCGCCGGAATTTAAGGCACGGCTCGATAGTATCGACTTGGTGCCCGAAAAGCTGATGACCTGGCTACCCGTGGACCAGGAAGTATTCGAGGACAGCACCATTCGAGATATTGAAGGGATGCTGAAAGAGGAAATGGCACGGGAATTCGCCCAGGCGGAAGAACTGGCCTTCCTGCTAGGTGATACCACCGTCGACCATGGCCCCGGCGACCCTAAGAATGTCTTTAATGGGCTATTCGCCCAGGCCGCCGCGACGCCCTACACCTACGACGCCACACTGGACTCCAGCACCAATTCGGTGGACTCCAGCACCGCCACTAGCAACCTAGTACGCGCCATGCGCTACCTGGGCATCTACGGACGCAATAAGCGCGACGTAGTGGTGATGGTGGGCCTAGCCTGGGAGGAAGCCCTCCTGCGTAACCGTAGCTTCCAAACCATGAGCAGCTACGCCTATGGCTCTGGCGCTGGTATCTTCACCGGTGAGATCGGACGCCTAGCTGGCGCCCCGGTCATCGCTACCACCTTCCTGGATGCGCAACCCGGTGACGCCTACGGAAAAGCCCTGGTAATGAACCAATCAGCCTTTGCCATTGGCGACTGGCAGCGATTTAACATCAGGGTATATCAGGAACTGCTAAGCCAAACGGACCAAGTGGGTATCAGGGCTCGTGAAAGATTAGCCTTTACTGTAAGGTATCCTGAAGCTATTGTCGAGATTCTCAACGTTCCGTCTCAACCGTAGTCATGAAACAGTTAACCCTACATAGCGATCGCTTCCCTGGGCTAGGCGCGCCGGTTCCGCAGGTGCCGGGCGGCAAGCCTGGGGAGAAGGGTTCATTCACCTTTGCGGTGGATGTGCCCTACGAGGTAAGCGATGACACCGCCGCCGCGATCGCCGCGTTGCTTGAGTCCTTCGAGCCGCGCATCCAACGCCATTTCCGCCTATCGCTGGTGGACCTAAGTACGGATGCGGTAGCGATCGCCGCCCCGGTTGAGCCGGAACCAGTTGCCGAGGAATCCTCGGCAGAACCCTTTGTCCTATCTACCGATGACCTGGAGTTAATCCAGGTGGAAGTGGAAAAGTTAAAGGGACTAACGATCGCCCAATCGACGCCCATCGTTGAAAATACGGCTCTCAATGAAACCTTGCCGGTTGAACTGCGCCGCGCCTACCTACAGGCGGTAATCGACGCAGATACAAGCAAGGGTGTTGAGAAAAAGGCACAGGAACTCCTTAGCATCCTTAGCTAATGCCTGTCACCTATGGCACCTCGTTCGAGTATCCCTGGTTGGATAATTGGCCCATTGACATACAGTTGTGGGCCAACTCCAACCGGGGACCGGGCGATGAACTCGACCTAACACCGGCTACTATTACCGTCCTGGGGGTAAGTGTCCCTAGGGCATTGACAGTACGCTGGCGGGATGGCAACAATGCGATCGCTGTCAGTAGTACGACGGTAATTAGCATCCGCCATGCCAAGCGGGGCGTGGTGCGGGTGGTGCCAGACCAAAGTATCTGGGACAAGATCAAACTTGACCAAGGCTATACGCTGGAGGTAGTCGCCTATGGTACCCTTCAGCATAGTGAGCCCTTCACCACCGCTACGCCGCCTGCGGCAACTAGCTACTGTGTCAACGGTGCTCTAGTCTATGCCGCCCCTAGGGAGGTGCTAGAGGTACTAGGGAGTGTCCCTGGCGCATCGGTTCAGATTGCCGTCCCCCTGGTGGGGCTGGACTGGGAACTAAATGCCCTAGGTTACTGGGAGGCGGAACTAGCGGACGACCAAGTGTTGTATGGGCTATGGGTGGATGACCAACACGCCGCCCAGGTGGACTACAAGGATTTAGCCACCCGCTACGAACGAAGCTGGGCCAGGGTGGGCAACACCCTTTACTACAACGGACCGGAGAACCTTGCTACCACCTATGTGGAGACCGCCTATAGCCGCTATGTGTTGCGGTGCTTGGAGGAAGCGACCGCCGAAGGCGAACGCCGCACCGGCAGACGCTTTGCCAAGTGGCGATACATCCGTCAGGCGTACAATGGCCTTAATCGCCAACGACAGGTCCACCTACGCGAACGTCCTTTTGTTGCTGATGAGTTTTTTAAGATAGATGCGCTCAGCTATAGCCGCACTTTGTTCAGGCGCTATACCGAAAAAGACTTTGACCCGCTCAATATCCGCAGCAGCGGCGCCCAATTACTCCACGGCGACGCGGAAACCGGGGTGATTACCATCAACCAAAATATTTGGGACTATTGGGACTGGGGGTTCGCCGTCGGCGCTGATATTGGCATTGGCACCTTTGCCACCCTACCGCCCGGACTAAACAACGTGGAGTTAACCTACACCGCCGGGTTTGACAAGATCCCCACCGACATTGCTGAGGCGATCGCCAACATGGCCGCCGTCCGGCAAGCAATTTTCTGGCAACAAGCGCTCACCCAGGGGATGCAAGCGCTTTCGATTGGTTGTGTGAATTTGAACTTTGGACAACTGTTCACCCAGTTTTCACCAAGCTGGCAACTATCGGCCAACTTAATACTGGATAGCTACGCTCGACTTGACCTAGACATTTTGTAAGGAAACGACCATGCCTCTCAATCCCCAAACCTCTCCCTTCCCCCCCATCTCTCAGCCCGAGCAAGGCTGGGAGCATAGCCTACGCAAAAGCCTGGAATACCTGCAACCCGGTGAAGGCATCCGCGCCGGGCTAGAGCTAGGCTTACCGCTCAGTAGCGGTGCCATTACCACCGGGCTGACCCCTACCCTCACCTCTGGCGTCATCGTCGAGGGCGATAAGGTAATCGGCCCCTACGGCCCTAAGGTGACCGCCGCGGCTGCCAAGAACCTCAGCAACAAAAATATCTACTTCGGCCTTAAGGGGCTCACCTACGGCGATACCAACAATGCCGCGCCCCTGGTCAGCGATGTGCTAATCGGTAGCCTCTCTACCGACAATGAAGCCACCGCCTCGATCCTGCACATTGGCCAGCAGTACAACTATGGCGCTTGCCGCTTTGGCGTACGGGGTGTCGTTAACCTGGCCAAGTGCACCAAGGGTTCAGACGTTACCTTTTTCACCTGGAGCGTCCCTGCCATCGGGCTAAAAAACGTACGGCTAACCTATGCCCATGCCCGAGTGGCGATCGCGGCTACCGCTGGCAATACCGCTGGTGATGACTTCATCTTCAAGGTGAAGCAAGGCACCGCTAGCGCCGTTAGCTTAGTCACCATTGACGACGCTGACTTAGTAACCGCTGGCACCATCGTTCGAGATGTGGCTGCTAGTGCTGACGCCCTGTCCTGGTACGATGTACCCTCCCTATCCTTCCAGTACAACCAGACCGACACCTCCACCGCGATCGCCGGTGGGGCCATCGAGGTGATGGCTATCCTGGAAATGTTCTAACCATGCAGCCCAGCCTCGGTTTTACAGAGACGCCGCAAGGCATCTTTATCCGCCAGGCGATCGCCGCGATCGCATCCAGTCCAATGGTTGGCACCACTGTCTACCATTGGAAGGCGGTGGAGGCTAAGCAGGCGACCTATAACGAGGCTGGGCAGCCTGACTACCTAGCGCCCACAAGCGGGTTGTTTGACTCCGGCATCGACTACCGGCCCAACCCAAACAACCCACTGAAGGGCATTTTTTGTAGGCCCAAACAAACGCCATTCCAGGACAAGGGCGGCATCTACTACCAGGGTGAGGCAAGCCTTTACCTGGTGCAAGATCCGGGCGAGGTATTTGTGGTGGTCGACGATCGCCCAAAGCGTCAGGACCGGTTTCAGATAGCAGGCGGCATCTACTACGCCACCGCGCCGGTGATGCCGTGCCAGATGGGTGATACCGTTGCCGCCTTTCAAGTTTTTCTATCCCGCGAACGGTTTGGAGTAAAGGAAGATGGGTTATCGCGTTATTGACACCACTGGTGAAATTGAGTCCGGTTCTATCTACTTGCCGGTGGCTAAGCTAGTGGCGATCGGGGAACCGGTGGTGGGTGTACAGGTAGTGGCCCTCCAGGAGGAGCTAAACGCCCTCTATGGCGATCGCTTCACGGTAGAAGAAATCACCGCTCCCAAGCCTGCTAAGGAAGCACCGGCTAAATAATGGCCTACCGCTATGCCATCAACCTGAAATCTGGCCAGTTTGGGCTGACCCAGGTGAAAGAACTTATCCCTGAGATTGCCAAGGTAGCGATCCAGGATGCCTCCGACCTGGTTGCCACCTACGGCAAGGAACACCTAAGCGGTGTGCCCTTCAATAGCCGTACTGGTGGCCATGTCATCCAAAAGCGCACCGGACGCGGTGCCGCTAGCGTCCAGGCGGAGTACCCCTACGGTTCTCCTTTTCGCTCTCGCATCTATGCCTCTGCAATGACCCGCTATGCGGACAACCCGGAGGAATGGAATTACCTCGCCATCCTGGAGACAGGCCGGGGTGAGGTGCGCCCTAAGTACACCCCTAGCGCTAAGGCTGGCTATGCGTCCAAAGCACGACTTACGATCCCAGGCGGTAATCATCAGCTTGTCAATGGCGAGAACGGCTTTAGGGGCATTAGTGGCCGTTATTTCTTTGCCACGACGTTACCGCCAATGGCTGGCAAATACTGGTTCGAGTCAGCCGTCAACCGGGCGGACCCGGAAATCCAGCAGGCGATCGCGGCGGCGGTTCAAGACGTTCTAAAGGAGCATGGCTTCTGATGTTGTGGTTTATTGCGATCGCCGCACTTTTAGCTATCCTCGTCTTCGAGATTGCCATCAGTGGATAGCAACCTAGCTGGGGGTGAAAGCGCCCTTTTTGGTGAACGGTTTCCCTACCCCTGTGATGGAAAGACCGTTTTACTGGACATTGCCCGACAATTTGCCAAGGACGTTAATGAGGCTGCCGTCAGGCGTCTCAAGGCAGACCATGGGGATAGTCGCGCTAACCAATGGTTGCCATTGGATGTGACTAGCGCCTATCCGACCGCCCGTCAGCACTGCCCGCGCATCGCTATCCTCCGGCTCGGCTCGACCAACAAACCCACCGGGGTGGACTTGGACTGGCACGAGGAGTCTGTACAACTGCCCGGGCGTGGGCTGACGGTTCGTAAATTTTCAGGGCTATTGGTCAACGACCAACTAGAGGCGGCCATCTGTTGTACTAACGAACGTCTACGCGATGACCTGCACATCTGGTTCCAGCAATATTGCCTAGACGCCACCCTATGGGCACTTCCACAATTGAGGACACTGGGCTTTTACCAACTGAACTGTACTAATGCCGCCGACGACCAGGTGGAATACCAAGGCACCCAAAGCCAGCCAGGGTTTGAATTTTACGTGTCCCGCCTGACCTTTGCTGCCACCTACGACCTATCGGTAGTGACCGACGTAGACCGATTGCAATACGCTTTCGCCTGGGAGAATTTTGGCCCCGGCGGCATTTGGGCTGGTGCAGCAGGCGAAGGGTTGAACCAACTTAACGACATCATTTCCCCGGATAGACTCTATGCCGATAACGCTTGAATTATTCGCTAATCAATACCTGTCAGACCATCAACGCGCCGCCGCCCTGGCAACGCTGGCAGGCCACACCGAGCCGCGATCGCTAGACGAATGGCGACGGCTATGGCAACGGGCATTACTCACTCCAGTTCAATAGGAAACTCCCATGGCTTCTAGTGTTGTTTTCGGTCGGCCCGTTAGCCGTATTCTGCAACCCGGCGCCTACACCCAGGTGGATGCCTCCGCCCTGGAGTTGGCCCAGGAATTTGCCCCCAATGTTGTTTGTGTGCTAGGTGCAGCCCTAGGTGGCACGCCCCTGACCACCTACGCATTCAAAAATGCTAACCAAGCCCAGCAGGTATTTGGTGCTGGTTCACCCTTGGCTGATGCCATCACCCTTACCTTTCGCGGTGGCGTCAAGGGCGGTGCGCCCCTAGTGCTAGGGGTACGGGCGGACAATTCCGCCAAAGCCTCCGGCACCCTCACCAACAATGGCACCACCCTAGTGGGTGAATTTAAGGACTTTGGCGGCTACGGCAATACCTTCAGCGTTCAGTTTTTACCCGGCTCCATCCAGGGTACCCAGGCGGTGATTGCTGGCACCCAACTCAATGGGACAGCCTATAAGCAGACCATTGACAATGTCCCCTCTGTCTCCCAGTTGCTTGAGCGCTTAAATGCTGAGTCACCGGTATCGGTGCGGGCCACCGCTGGCGGCACCAAGGCAACCCAGACCCTAACGATCGCTACCTCCACCAGTGACGGCAAGGCAACACTGACCGGCGCTAGTGAGATTACCAATGCCGCATTCTTCTACCAATACCCGGCTAGCTTGCGGGTGAATACCACCGACTCGCTCGCCTTCTCCTGGGATGGGACTAACCTAACCCCAACGCCTGCCACCGTGACGGTATCAGCGGCCCTGCCCGCCACTGTCAATGGCACCTACAACGTTGTCCGCAAGGAGAACGTTTACACCCAAGCGGTTACTAACATGGTGGTCACCACCACCGCCTATGGTGCTAATATCTACCGCTTTGCCCTGCCTAGTGGCCAAACCTGGCAGCATGCCACCAACAAAGGTATTATTGGCTCTACCTTTACCATCGCCTCCGGTGACTACGCCGGCACCTATCAGATTGTTCATTACGAATGGGATGGCACCGGCTTAGACCGGGTGCGCACGGTGCAAAAGCTAGACGCTGGCACCATTGCCGCTGGCACCGCCGCTAGTGCGTCCCTAGTGTTCCGGCAAACCCTGGTGGTAGATCCGCCCTCCCAGCCTGCCACTGAAGCGATCGAGACCCAGCTACCCGCCAATGGCATCCTGCAACGGGGTGGCCAATACCTGAGCCTGTCGCTTACCCCCAGCGATCGCGCCGAAGGCCCCCTAACGGTGTTCTACTCCACCCTGCCTGGCGATACCATCCAGGCGGTAGGTATCGAGCTGGCCCGACTGATCAACGAGTCCAATGACTGGAGCGCCTACGCTGTTGCCAGTGCCGCCTACAATGCAGGCACCTACACCAGCACCATCACCCTGACCGCCGTACCCCCGGGCATCAGTGCCAATGGCTGGAAAACTAATATCCTGGTTAACACCCAGACGACGGTGTTAGTGGCCGCCGGTGGTGTGTCCCTAGCCGGTGGCATTGACCCATTGCCGCCCTCCGGCTCCATTATCCTTAGCAATGGCTTTGACTCTGTTCCCACCCTGCAACGATGGCTGGAAGCCCTCGATAAGGTGAAATATACGCCCCTGCGCTACCTAGTGCCCGCTGGCGTCACCGATGCAGGCGTTCAAGCCGCCTTTGCCGACCATTGCCGGTTGATGTCCACTACCGCCCAACGGCGGGAGCGGATCTGTATCTTGGGCCATGCCCTAGGCTGGACCCAATCACAAATCCGGGCCAGGGCGGAAACCTTTAACAGCGAACGGGTCGTATTTGTCTCCCCCGGGCTACGCATGGCGGACCTGGTGACCGGCAGCCAACGTACCTATTCTTCTGCCTATGCCACTACCGCGATCGTGGCGGGAATGCTAGCGGCTGAAGGCAATGGCGTTTCTGACCCGATTACCCATACCTTCCTAACCAATATCACCGCTGCTGAATTTGAGTACCAGCCCGGTAGTACCGAGCTAGATGATGCGATCGTCTCCGGCATTCTAACTATCGAGCGTGACCCTACCCTGGTGCGGGAGTCCCGGGGCTTCCGTGTGACCCGGGCCATTACCACCGCCCGTTCCTCTGTCGTATTTGAGCAAATCTCAATTATCAACCAGAGCGACTACGTGGCCCAGACGGTACGCGACCTGGAGGAAACCCTATTCATCGGCAAGGCGTTAGATGGCACCACCCTGGGGCTCATCCGCGAGGCGGTGAACCTTACCCTAGACCGGCTTAGCAGTCAGGCCATCATCTACGGTTACGACCCCAGCTTTACGGCGGCGACGCTCAACCAAACCAACCGCAGCGCGATCGACGTGACCTACAAGATCTACCCGGCCCCCGCGATCGACTTTATCCTGAACTCGCAAATCCTGGCGCCGGTGCCAGATACCGCCACCGTGGCCGCGTAAGCCTAACCAACCTTATTCACCCCAGGAGGTGTTATTTTGGCCTTCCGTACCCAATACAGCAGGGTTGAAAATTCTGTCCTTGCTAGGGCTGAATACAGCCTTGACATTGCTCTAGTCATCAACGGGTTACGCCTAGGGCGAATCCAGTCGATTTCGATCTCCGCCCAAACCCAGGCAAGACCCGCTATCGAAATTGGCAGCGATCGCGCTGTCGAATTTGTCCCTGGCATCAAACAATACCAAGGGCGAATCAGCTCCATGCTGCTCAAGTATGGCGACTTGATGAAACGCTTGGCATCGGTGTCTGGTGGCATCATCGATCGCACCAGCCGAGCGGCGACCATCACCAACATGCCCGAGTTTGACATTGTGATTGCCCGTCGGGGCAGTGCCGGGGTAGGCGTCCCTCAGCTCTATGCCCCCACCCAAGGCCCCCAGGACCTGTCCGGTGGTGGCGGCATCATTGGCACGATCTTTGGTTGTGTGATCAACTCCTGGGAGTGTAATTTCACCGCCCAGGACACCTTGATCATGGAAAACGTGTCCTTCTCAGCGATTGACCAAACCCTAAGCGATGGCGGCGGGTTGATCGCGCTTCCCTAGTTCTTTAATGCGAGTGCAAAATGACGACCGTAACAATGACCGTGACGGGGTTTGAGCGGCTAGGTACTTTAGTCGTTCGACCCCGCACCTTTAACGACTCCATGTTTTTAATTCCTGCTTACCAGGACCGGTTCATTAACCGTGCCCTGGCGGAGGCAGGCATTGAGGGGGTAGACGCAGGCGACCAGCTACGGTATAACGCCCTGGTGGTAGCGATCGCCCAGGCGGTAATTGTAGAACCAGTCGGGTTTGTGGACCAGTTGCTAACCTCTACCAATTCAGAGGACTTTCAATTTTTTGGCAAATTTGCTGAAGAGTATTCCGCCTGGCTGGACCAGCAGGTTGAGGATGCCCAAGCAAAAAAATCTGGGACGGTAGCGACAACGGACGATGGGACAAAATCTGTTTCATCCTCCGCGATCGCTACCGACTCCTCCCAACTGACCCTCGATGGTTAGCAATGACAGAGGCTCAGGTGATCCTAGAGTATCGGCAAGTGATTGAGCTTGAGCAAGAACGCAATGCCGACGGCAATCCAGACAATAACGAATTCCACGACGATAGCTACCAGCAAGAGCTAAGGGAACTTGGGGTAACGCCTGAGATGCTCGACCAGATGCGTGGGAAATAGCTTTAAGTTGCACCCGCAAGATGCCCCCGTTGTTACCTCCCTCGTAACGACGGGGGCTTTTCTTATTTACGGCCATGGCTGACCAAGAACATAAGTTAGAGTACGTCCTAAACCTAGACCCGAGTGGCTTCATTGAAGGGGCAGAACGCGCCATCAATAAGCAACAGGACCTAGAACGCCATTTCAGCACCGGTGCGCCCTCAGCGGCGGCAGCCTCAGCGGCAGGTGGTGGGGGTTCCTTTGAGCCATTGCCGCGCCCTGTCACCGACACCGGTGGGGCATTGCCACCGCCCCCGCAGCCAACCACCGACAGGGGCACCCTAGGCGACTTCCAGCAACGAGTGCAAGCGGTGCAAGCGATCGCGCCCAATGCGCCGGACGTGGCCAATATGGCCGCCTCTCGCCTGCAAACCTCAATCCTCCATGCGTCGTTGAAGGACCCGGATAGCGCCAAGGACTATCAGGATCTGATCAACTCCCTGCGGGAACTACGCAATTCATTGCAGGAGGACGGCAAAAAGAAAGACGGCACTAACGACTTGCTTGGCTGGATGAAAAATCTAGCCATCATGCAAACCGCCGTCAACGTAGGCTCATCGGTAGCTGGCAATGCCATGCAGGGCAATATCGGCGCCGCTGCCGGTGGCGCCGTGGGGGCAGGCATCGGCGGACTGCTTGGCATGTTGGGCGGCCCTGCCGGGATGATGACCGGGCTAGGGGTAGGTGCCTCCATCGGTAGTGGCATCGGTGGCATGGTGGATCGCCTTGTCCGAGGCGCTGATCAATCCCTTGCCTACGAAACCCAGATCGCGGACATTAACCAGCGCTTTGGTGTAGGTGGCGTTGGCAGGCTGCGTAATTTTGAACTAGGCACCCAGAACGGGTTTAGGGTAGAAGAAACTGCCGGGCTCATTGACCAGCTACGGGAAAACCGAGCCCTAAGCAATCCGGCCATGGCTGGACCCCTGGTTAATACCATCCAGGAGCTTACCCGGGCGCTAGGGCTCAACGTAGAGGCCACCGCCAATATGGCTGGCATCTACTCCCGCACCGGCGGCGAGAAGGGCGCTGAGGGCGTTCGTAGCTACCTATCCGACGTGGTAGGTGGCGCTATCCGCGCCGGGTTTGAATCCAACATTCAGCAGTACGCTGACATGATGGGCAGCGCCCGCATGCAGGCGGTACAGCAGACCGGCCAGGGGATGAGCGATCGCGCCTTTGGCTTGCTCCAGGACGTAATGGCAGGGCTAACCGGCGGCAATTCCCGCACCTCCGCCCTGTTTAGGGATAACGTGCAGATGGCTGGGGCGGGCTTACAGAGCTTCTTGTCCTACGGTGGCACCGCTGACCCCTATGGCACCAGTGCGGCCTACCTGAGGCTAGCAGGCGTTGATGAGGCGGCCCTAGATTCACGGTTTAACTCACCCGAGCAGATGATGTCCAATGCGCAGCGGGTGCTGCGGATGACCACCAATCGGGTGCAGGGCATCTCCGGGATGGGTGCCGATGAATTCAGGGCGGCGGCGGCTAGTGATCCCAACTTTGTCCAGAACCTAATTGCTGGCAATTCAGGGCTACAGCGGCAAACCTCAGCCACCCTGCAAGGCATCCTGGGGCGACAAGCCACCGCCCAGGACCTCCGCACCTTTGAAGAACTGGCCAATATCAGCGCCGCCAATGGCGGACGGCTGCCAACCGGCCCGGGCGGTGATGGCGGACGGGTGGAGCAATTGCTAGCCCAGCTACAGGAAAGCCCAGGCGACCAAGCGCGGAAATTAGAGGCGGAGGCGCATAACCTGACCATCAAAGCGATGTCTAACCTCAATGAGGCGTCGCTAAAGATGAAGGAGACCCAGGTGGAGCTATTGAAGCAGCTCAATGGGTTACCTCTTGAAGAGATCGGCGAAGGACTTACGGCAGCCATAGACGGAATACTTAAATTCATTCGTGAGGCGGGACCACAGATCGCCAACCTAGTTAAAGAAGGCATATCCGCCTTCCATAAGCTCAGGGATACGATGAATGACTTCAGGAATAGCGCGATCGGTAAGCTGATCTTTGGGGGTGACACCAATTCAAGGGAAATCGGAGAACAGGTTGGCAGCGCCATCTCTAGCCCAGTAGGACGATCCGCAGCACTTTCTTTTGCCGCCGGATTGCCCGGACCTATTGGCTCTATAGCAACGGCGGCCAATATCGTTCGGACCGTGGAGGAGAACCCTGAAGCCATAAGTGTTGAAAATGCGCAGCAAGGCGCTGAGTACATTCGGCGCCATGGACCCTTTGGCGAACCCGCTAGGCGGATAATCCCTAGGGCTTTGAGAAGTGCTACAAACTACATTGGCGGACTGATTGATGGTGCTTTCAACGACACCCCCGGCAGCGTTACCGCTGGACCTGGCTATAACGTTTTTGAGTTCGCCCCCGGGGATATTGTCTCCGCCCGCATGGGTGGCACCAGTGGCGGCGCTACCCTGACTGATATTTTTCAGGTGCTTCGAGAGTCCAACCTGATGGACATCCAGGCGTACCAGACCGCCAGCGAACAGCGCAAACTATTGCAGGACGTAACCAACGACATCCTAAAGACCGACCTATTGATTCACGTCAACTCTGAAATCAACACCCAGCGGCAACTACCCAGCATCATCCAGATGATGCAAGCCTTCTTTCCCCAACTAATTTCAGCGGTGGACTCCGTACGGGAAGCATTGGTGTCAACGCTTAACTCAGTGATGGGTGGAGCAGGTGGTGGTGGCGGTGGGGCCAGTGGCGCTTTTGCTTCCGGGTTGTTCACTGGCCCTAGTCAATTTATCGGCGGCAGCACATCTAACCATATTGACAGCAAATTCAGAACAACCCTGTCCTGGGAGGAAATTGACGGTTATTTCATGCAAATGGCGCAAGCCTACACTGAGCAAGGGCGACGGATAGAATTTAGCAATGATGCTGTTTCTGGGCAGGTTTACGATCCAAGCGCTCCACAAGCTGAACGCATTCGGTTATTGCAACGCGCCGCCGCCGCTCATAGCCATAGTCAACATGAAGGCTGGTACAGCTTTGACTACTTCATCCCTATGGGTAATGATGCCCGCAGCACTGCGCCCGGAAGCAGCTCCGCCGGTGCTGAAATTTACCTGCCTACTGTGCCAGACGGGCGGGTAAATTATGGCACTACAGGGAATTATGGGAACTATGCCAATATCTACGACGAGAACGGCAACTTAATTATTAAAACCGGACATGGGGATAACCGCCGCGATCGCCCCCAAGGCAGGACGTTCCCCAGTCAGCCAGCGGCAGCGGGTGGCGGTGGTACTGCCAGCGCCGCAGACTTTATCAAGCAGTTCGAGGGCTTCCACCCAACACCCTATTGGGATCATCAGCAATATAGTTGGGGCTATGGCACCCGCGCCCCCGGCGCCCATGGCTCAATCACCCGCGAGCAAGCTGAAGCGGAACTACAGCGACATCTAGCAGGCGTCAACCGAACAATTGACGAACTTGTAACGGTGCCACTAAACGAAAACCAGCGCACCGCCCTACAGTCGTTTATTTACAATGTTGGCGGCGGGGAGGACGGGTTTGCCGGTTCTACCCTGCTACGCCGCCTGAACCGGGGCGACTACGCTGGAGCAGCCAATGAATTCAGACGATGGAATAAAGCTGACGGCGAAGTTCTCCCGGGGCTTACCCGCCGGCGGCAGATGGAAGCTGACCTATTCAGGCGCCCTGTTAACCTACGGGCCAGCGCTGGCGATCCATCCAGGGAGCTAGTAGCATCCATGGGACGCGGCAACCAAACCAACAACCGCACCACTAACATCACCGTCAATATCGCTAGCGCCACTGACCCCGCCCGCACCCGACAGGAGGTAACCAACGCCATCCACGCCGCCCGGCCCTACCTGGACGAATTTGAGCAAACCCGCCAAGGTAGCCGCGATCGCAACCCGCGCAATAGTGGCAACCTATCGCCGGTGTATGGGTAAAGCAAATTTACAACCCTATCGCCAATCTGCGCGAACCGATAGTATCCTAGAACTAGGGTGGGCATCGTCTAATCAATAGCCCTACAGCTTTCCAGAAAAATGCACCAGCTAGCCCTGTTCAATACCATTGACCTCAAGCCAATGGCGGACGATCGCATCCGGTTCTACCGTGGCGACGCGATCGCGGTCCTGAAGCGACGGCTAGCGGCAGGCGATCGCTGGGACTATTGCCTTACCTCCCCTCCCTATTACAGCCAGATAGACTATGGCCACGAAGGGCAACACGGGCTAGAGGATAGCCTTGACGCCTACCTGGATACGTTGCAGCAGGTTTTTAGGTTGGTGTACCAGGGGTTAGCAGAAGGCGGGGTGTGCTGGATTGTGATAGGCGATACCAGCAACAACTACAGCCCGATACGCGCCAAGGGGCAACGGCGACAAGCAGGAGACTGGCTCTACCGCCGTAGCCTGGAGGACGACTACCGCGAGAAAGAACCCTTACTGGTGCCTATCCGCCTGGCGGAGCGACTACGGGCTGATGGCTGGGTAATGCGGAAGATCTTGATTTGGGATAAGGGGCAAAGCAGCCAAGTGGGCAAGGGTGACGCGCCACCGGAAACCCATGAGTATGTCCTGATGCTGGGCAAAAGCGGCAAGAATGGGCGACCGATGTTGAATACCAAACCACTGCGATCGTCGGTGCTGGTACATCGTCCCTGTGGCCATTCTAGCCACCCCTGCCCATTCCCTGATTCATTAGTCCATGAGCTATTGTCTAGCGCCACAGTGGCCGGAGCGACGGTGCTAGACCCTTACTTTGGCACCGGCACCACCGGACGGGTAGCGTCCCTGCTTGGCATGAAGTCTATCGGCATTGACCTAGGAGCATAAATGCTAGTCCTTGAAATTACTGAGAACACGGTCCTAAAGCCAGGGCCGGAGCAAGCGATCGCCTACGATAAGGCAGCGGTAGTGAATATCGGCAAAGGGCGATCGTTCCCCTTGCTGGCCTATCAGCTATTGCACGGTCATGTGCATTTCACCATTGACCCGAAGCGGTTTGACTTGGTGAACCTGCACCCATCAGGCAGGAATACTTGGTGGGTATATGCGGACCATGCCAGTGACCCATCAGGGTTTGGTTCAGGCAATGACCCCAAGGATGAACCCGCAACCCGCCGGGACGGTCATCGAATTATCCTGCCAGGGTTTGAGAACGACTGCTCCAGTACTCAGCCGATCTCGTCAAAAGCGCCTAACTTCACCTGGGGTGAAGCGCTCCATGTTGCCGCCGATGGTAGCTACCGGCACCCTGAGAATGCCTCCGTGGTGTACGGCATCATTCGGGTGGCGGAGGTGATGCAGGACATTCGGGAGCGGTTTAAGCGGCCCATCAAGATCAATTCCTGGTATCGGAACCCGGCTACTAATGCCCGCGTGGGGGGCGCTCGTTTTTCTACCCACATGAAGGGCCATGCGGTGGACTTTAATATCCCTGGGCTGTCCCTGGCGGACATTTATAACGAGTTGGATCATTGGTGGGGTGGCCAAGGTGGGCTTGCCCGGGGTAATGGGTTTATTCATGTCGACTGCCGTGGCAGCCGTGCCCGGTGGACCTACCCAGGGGTTAGGTAGCCATGAAAATTTATACCCTCGCTGGGGTGCACTATGTCCCGGTGGTGACCGCTGGCGGCATCGTCTTGAGGAAAGCGGGCAAGCGATCGCCTGCCCCAGGGCAGCTAGGACTATTTGACGCTCAACACCAAGAAGGTGAAACCCGCACCAACCAAGCGGGACACCAGGAGGTATTGCAAGGCGGACGGTGGCACCTTGCTGGAAGTCAGGGGGCGACGCCTGCAGCACCCGCTACGCCCGCCGCCCAAGCCCAACCACAGGCGCAGCAACAAGCGCCGACGATGGAAGGACTCCATGCCCTACACCAACAAGTCTCCCAGGGTGTTCAAGGCGAGCAGCAAGACCCCTTAGCGGGAATTGACCCCAAAGCGGCACTTAACAGTGCATCCCCAGAGGCTGGGCAATTTGTAAACTTTCTCAAGCAGTCTGGCGACCCAGATATGTTAATTGAACTGCTTACTGAGTGGCCCGTTAGTTCCTGCAGGCAACAAGCAAAGGAATGGGAGTCTGCTGTTAAAGCCTATGATAGTTTTGGCGTTCAAAGCATAGAAGACATTTGCACACCTGACGATCTTGCTGAAGTATTTAGAGGTAAAAGCCCACCTCCAAAGGACGCCTATACAAAAGCTGTCTACGACGCCGTAGCCGGTGCCGCCCAAAACTTTTCTGAACTTAGCCAACACGGCATCAACCCGCTCGAGGAAGCCTGGGGCTATGCCTATGAAGACAAGCCATCACTCCAAGCCCTTAGGGAAGATTTTGTAAGTGATCTGAACTCCACAACTGATCAAGCGTCTAAACGCAAAGCAGAGCTTGCCCTTGGCTTGCTGGATAGCGTCATCAATACACTGCCAGCCATCAAAAAAGCTACAAGCCAGATGGAGTCTTTTTATGAGAAGCTACCCGAAAACTTCTTTGATGCAGACTCCAAGCAAGACGCGATCGCGCAGCAACGGATTCACATGCTTGCAACAAGCCCAACCGCCAGGAAGATAGCCAAAGTCTTGGCGCAAGATGATGCCGCCTTCGACTCCATTATGGGCAGAGCCGGTTCCCATGGATAAATCCCACATCGATCGCGCCTGTCAGTGGTACATGGACAACCGCGACCTCATCCGCACCATGCTACCGCTGGAGTTGCGTCATCCCAATGGCCAAAGCCTTAGCCTATACCCGGCCAATTGGGATATTACCTACTGGGTGACCCGTTGGCAGGAGAACCGACTAGCCACCAGCGAGGCGGAGCAACTTATCTGCGGCCAGTTGCGACCCTTGTTTGAGGTGGTGCGCGATCGCCGGGTGAGCCATGGTTAGAACCATTGGCATTTACAATCCCGCTGGCATGGGTGTCACCTCTGGCCATGAGTCCACGGTGCGTTTTGACCTGCGGATTATGACCCGTACCGGGGAGACCGTGGTGGACTTTGGCGAGTTCAAGGACTTGCTCAGCTACAACGACACCCTGAGCGTCGAAAGCCCTGCCGGTAGCTGGAACTTGAAAATGAGGGCACGGCTCGACAATGAAACGCTACTAAAGCGCATCCACCCGGGCATGGTGGTTGAAATCTATGCCTCTCGCAACCAGGACCCGTTGACCAACGTAGAAGCATTTGTCCCCCAGGACCCGGCTACTAACCCGGTAGTATTTCAAACCGCCGATGGCAGTGGCTCTAACTTGAGTGATGCCTACGCGCCTGCCAATGGCCAACCTAAGCCACCCCCTGAGCCCGACTGGGAGGATTACCTAGACAAGGCACCCTACTTACTGATGCGTGGCATTACTAGCGCCTACGGACGGTCCTCAGCGGTGATGGGGGGCGGTGGGGCGGAGACTACCCTGACCCTATCGGGTGAGTCCTACGGTGCTATCTACCGCAATGCCCAAGTACTCACCGACACCAACGCGCCCACCTCCCTAGGGCGATCGCTGGAGGTACGGTTCCAGACCGTTGACGTCAATACCGTCGTGCCTATCTACTACGGCATCCTGCGCCACTGGGTAGAACAATTCTGGTTTGACCCAAGCGACGGGCAAGGCGAAACCGGCTGGGAGGCTAGAACCCGACCAATCCCGATCCCGCCGGACGTATTTGCCAGGATTGCCAACGAAGGAAGCGCCTGGAGTGCGCTTCAGTACCTAACCGTCAATGGCATCTTTCAAATGTTTGTGGACCACACCGGCGCGATCGTGTGGGAAAAGCTACCCTACTCCGGCAAGTGTCAGACGGTGCTGGATTCGGAATACCTGAAATGGAGCGATCGCCCGCTGCGCAACTGGGAGGACCTACCCTTTGTCCAGTGTCCATCGTCTAGCATTATCGCCTGGGCGGATAGGCTGTCCTGCGATCGCATTGCTAACTATGTTCGTTGTACCCTCCAGGGGCAGATGGGCGCCTCCGCTGGCGACACGGCTATGGATGCGGGCCAATGCTACAACATGGGGAGTATCAAGCAGTATGGCGGGCCACGCAAGATGGAAATTGCCATCCCCGCCAGGCTTGTCAATAGCGGTAACAAAGATATTGACATAGAGCGAGACGGACGGGCCAGTACCTTTATGGACCTGATCGCCCTCGAAGTCATCCGCTGGTACGATCGTCCGGTGCAGCGTTGCACCCTATCGGTGCGGGGTGAGCCGGGCTGGCGCATTAATACCTGTGTGGAGGTGACAGAGAACTGGCATAACCCAGAGGCGGTGCCAGGACAGTACCTAATCCTTAGCCGTAGCCATAGCATAGAGCTAGCCAGTGGCAGCTGGACGACTCAGCTAGAATGTATCCGCGATCGGCGCAATCGTTACCTGGGCGCCGGGCTAACCGAAGACCGGGATCAGCTAGGCGGCGACGGCGAGGCAAACCCAGAGCGCGCCTCCGGGCCAGTCTCAACCGATGAGGAGCTAAAAGACTTTATCAGCCCCATCGAGCCTGATTTCTACTACTGGTATAACCGCAAGGGCAACAAGATGGAAGCGATCGGCGGGGCGGAGGAGTATAACGCGCTGATTCAGGAGTATTTGCCGGAAGAATGCAAGAGCTAAGTCGCTGGTATCGGGTATTAACCTATGACCCGATCGCTCAGACCTGTGTGCTAGCGCCTGCTAGCCAATGTCAGTCAGGAATTATCTACGACGTGCCTATCCTAGCCTGGGGCGGCAATTGGCAGGACCAAAAGCGCGTCCCATTGCAGCTTACCCAACCGGTTAACCCAGGTGCCTGGGGCAGTAGCGACCAGGGGCCACGGTGGGGGGTAACCTTCCCGGTGCAGCAGGGCGACCTAGCCAAGGTGGAGTACCTAGACGGCGCCGCCGTAGTGACGGGCTTTGCCAAAGGTATTCTTGGTAGCCAAGGACCGGCGATCGCGGCTGAGGAGCAGGGCGAATCCATCGAGGACCGCTTCGACCTATTGCTACCCTCCGGCGCATGGGCGCGATCGCTGGGCGATGGTAGCTGGGTGCTAAGCACTGGCCCGGTGGGTAACCCCGCCGCCCAAATTACCCTGGCCGCCGATGGCACCATTACTCTGGACGGGAGTGCCTTAGTAATCAATACGCCTACCATTACCGTCAATGGCCAGACCAGCTTTACTGAGGCAGGGCAGGCGATCAACGGCAAGGAAATAGCGGTGGTTGGTGCGCCGGATAGTCGCGGCGATCGGCTGACGGGTTCTAATCAATAAAAAAGCCCAGCGTTTAGCCGGGCCACTGTCCTCTTTTCCAATCATGCTGACCCTACTATAGCCGAGGTATTCCATGCTCAAGCCATTCCTGATCGGACTACTCAAGACCGTCATCGATACCGATGAATTTCGCGCTGTCATTGCCGATGGCGTCAAAAGCGCGATCGCATCTAGCCGCACCGCCGTCAGCTTTGCCGACAAGGCAAACGAGATCGTTGGTGTGACCTCCGTCCGCTATGACGCGCTAGGGCTCAAGGGTAAATTGCTGAAGGGCTACCTGCTGCAATTGCTAAAAGAGCTTGCCAACGAAAGCCCTGCGATCGCGACGGGGTTACGCCATGGTGAGCCTTACCTAAAAGCAGTGCTTGACGGCATCAGCCCGGACGAGATCGCCACCGTCAGCATGTCGTTGTATAGCTTTCTGAAAATCCAGGCGATCAAGGTGGCTAAGGAGCAAGGGTTAGCTGAGTGAGTAAAAGCGATCGCGCCCGTTATGCCAGGGCAAACCATATTTTCTTTCGGCACGTTGGCAAGGAAACCAAGGACGTTTACTTTCGCGTAAACCCCCAGGCGATCCGTGTGCAACAGCAAAGTAAGGGTTCAGTAGTTGATACCCTGGGCGGGTACTTCAGAGAAATTCTGTACTCTGAAGACCCGCAGCGTAATGGGTTGATGCTACCGGACCTGACGATTGAATGTGACACCGGCGCGGGCTACCGCAAGGAGTTACAAAAGCTGGAATGGATATGGCGCAACCACGGCACGCCCAAGGAGGATGGCTCCCCGGCGGATACCTACTTCATGGACATGGCGGACGAGGATACGCTTTGGTTTGACGGCGCATCGCCCAGTAGCCCATGGACCGATGGCGGCATTGGTGCAGGGCTCCCCCAAGGGACTGACCCAACGCCGCCCACCAACCCCGGGCTAACCCAGGCGCAACTACAAAAGGCGGTGGACCTAAAGCGGCAGTACAAGAGCAGCATCGCCAAGACCCTCAAGGGTAGTCGCTTTATACCCCGGTGCTATCGCATTGAAATCCTTAGCTTTGCCTGGGATGAATCGGTGCAAGACCCTTACCGCATTCGGTTTAACTTTCGGTGCAAGATCCTCAAGGATGAATTTTGGCAGGTAGATCAACCCCTGGCTGAAGGCACCGCAGTACAACCGCTCGAAGAATGGACTGATGGCGGCATCGGGCCGACCAAAGCGCCCATTGGCGACAAGGGCAAAATGGTAGAAGAGGCGCTTAAGAAAAGTACCGACTTCCCCCTGAACCCCGCCGCCCAGGTAGCATTGATCCGAACCACCCTAGGCTTGCTGCCTGGCAACGTAGGCGCGATCGTGACGCCCTTAATCAATACGGTGATGGACTCCGTTGGACTAGGGGAAACCCAGATGCTTGCCAATGCCATGGAGCAGGGCTGGAGCGCCTATGACCCTGAGTTAGGGCAACGGCTCTATTGGCGCTCTGAATTTTCAGGTGTTCAGGCCACCCAAAATATGACTGAGCAACTAAAAAATGTTTATCCGGCCCTCCCCGCCTCCGTGCAGGCGGTACTGAGCCAGACGGGGGTGCAGGTGGGGCCATGGTCGCCAGCCGCGGTAGATGGGCTATCAGCAGCGGTGCAGACGCTTAGCATTTTGGGAGTCAAAATCTAATGCCCCTCCTTCTCCCTAGCGAATATTCCCCGGAAGCCTTGATGGCCGATATACCTTTGCAACGGGCTGCCGTAAACCAGCTAACCATGCAGGTAGTCGCCCTTGATGAAGGCATCAACCTACCCATCTCGCCCACCGTTGGCCCAACCCGCCAGGGTGTACGCCAGTACGAGGTAGGCACCTTTGAAACGCTCCCCACGATCGCGGCTAAGGTGTACGGTTCCCCCGACCGATGGACTGCGATCGCGGCGGCGAATGGGCTTAGCTATCCGTACATTGTCACCCCTGGCCAGTTGCTAACCCTACCGGAGCTACCCGTCGATGGCTAATGTAATTGAGTCGATCTTTGGCAGCGACATTGCCTTTGATGCTTCGCCCGGGCTAACCGATGCGATCGCCAGTAGCACGGAGACGGACCTAGCCTACCGGGTGGGGGTACTGAGCCTGCGGGAGGAGATCGAGCGGCTATTTATGACCCCCAAAGGTAGCTTTGTGGATGATCCGACCTACGGCATCGACTGGGGGTTAATTGGCACCAACTTTGACCCACGGGTAAGCCTAGGGATGGCCCGACTAGCGGCCCTCAATGCACTCCAACACCCTAGCTTTAGAACCCGTTTTAGGGTGCGACAACTGGAGACCGACTATAGCTTCCAGACGCCTAATGCTATCTACGTCTACGGACTACTAGAGGTATTTGGCTTTAGCGGTGCCGCATTTCAGTTCGGACCGATCGCCCTTCAACTCATGGGATAGCTATGGCTGACAATGTACGGTTTCTCACCTGGCAGGAAGTATTGGACCAGATGCTATCCTTCCTGCCACCCCAATGGCGTGCCAACTTTACCGGCAAGCTATTTAAGCGCCTCCTGGTGGCCTTCAGCCTATCGATGGAGGGATTATATGGGTTTCTCTCCCACGTGCTGCGGATGAGCATCCTAGCCACCAGTGAGGGGCAGTGGCTCAGGCAATTGGTAGCAGGCTTTGGCATGAGCGCCAATGCGGGCATTGCAGCGGTGGCGGCGGTGCGCTTTGAACGCTACGGGGCGACAACAACCGCGGTTACCATCCCTGTGGGGACGGCGGTACAAACCAGTGGTGGGCTTGTCTTTACCACCAATTCATCGGCAACGCTGGCGATCGCTCAAAGCTCGACCTTGGTAATTTGCACCTGTAGCCAGCCAGGGACGGTGGGTAATGTGGTTGGGGGCAGCATCAACGCGCTGCGATCGCCGATTGTGGGTATCGATAATGTGGTGAACCTGGACCCGGCGGTGGGTGGTGCCGACCCGGAAGCGGACGCGTCGATTAAGGCCAGGGTGCCCCAGCATTTAGCAATGTTGCACCGGGCCACTATACCAGCCACCGAGGCGGCAATCCTGGGCCAGCCCGCGTTATTCCCGTCGGTGGTAAGTTTTATTACCGAGCGGCGATCGGACCTACCCGGCTACGTGCGAGGAGTGCTAGCCGATGCCAGCGGCGGCGACCTATTTCGCTCAGGCACCTGGCAGACGACGGACTTGCCCGGCACCTATTACGTGGTGACCAGTCAAACGCCCCAGGGGTTAATTGAGGCGGGCTGGCCCTGCAAGCGCTTTGGTGTGGTTAGCCAAACCACCGACGGCAGGGAGCAATGGAACCCGTCTGACTCAGCGGTGACCGTCTCCCAGGGTAATTACCGATGGTTCTATGACACCAGCAACAATCGCCTCTATGCCCGGGGAAATGGCGGCAACTTGAATAGCCTGGAGATGGTGATCTACGCGGGGGTGGTATGGCAAGCGGTGCAGGAGCTAGAAACCAAATGGGTAGCGGCAGGGGTTGGGGTTGATGTGATCGTCCCCACCACCAGCCGGGTTGCCTTTATCCTGTCCTATGCCCTGGAACCTGGCTACACCGCCAGCACCGTGGAGGCCGCCCTAGCCGCTGCGGTCAATAGCTACGTTGGCACCCTGCGGATGGGCCAAACCTTAGAGGTAGAAGCGCTCTATGGTGCCCTAGCAGGCGTCCCTGGTGCGGGTGGGGTATTGCTAATTTCTCCTGCCACCAACGTGACGGTGGAGCGTGGCTACATCATTCGGGTGGCATCGGCGCAAGTTATCAGACGAGGTTAACCCATGAAAATTTATACCCTTGCCGGGGTGCCCTACGTCCCGGTGGTGACCACTAGCGGCATTGTTTTGAGGAAGGCGGGACGGCGCCGCCAAGTGTCGCCAGGACAGCTAGGACTATTTGACGGACCGAGCGAGGGTGACACTAAGGTAGAAAACGGCATTACCTATCGGCTTAACGCCAACAGCAGGTGGGAACGAGAGGACAAGCCCGACAAACCAAAGGAGATCGTCCCAGTCATTAAAAAGGAAGATGCCTTAAAGACCATTGAGGGCACAGAGAAGAAAACCACCAAGAATTTATTTAGATCCTTGGCTGCTCAAGTTGGGATTACAGACGAGGTTGACACTTGCTCTTGTTGCGGCAAATCAGGACTAAGGCGAACGGTAGTTTTTGAAACCACCCAGGAATGGCAGGGGGAAGGTGGAGACCAATTTGTTTTTCTCGGGACCACTTGCGCTACTAGAGCCAAAGAAAAAGCAGGCAAAAAATTTGACGATGTTCGCCTAAAAGTTAACGCTCAAGGGCAAACAAGGATGCAGCGGGAGGAAGAAAAGCGTGAAGCTAAGATTCGCGAAGATTTTACTTCAATGCTGGTTTCTAAAGGGCGTTCATTGTCTGAAGCGCAAGATATTGTCAAGCACCTAGAAAGTATGCCCAACGGCCTCTACCGTATGGCAATGCAAATGAAACTCGATGCCGAAAACGATCGCGCGTACCGCGATCGCGCCAATACCTAACCCTATTGAAAAATTGCTATCGAAAAGTGTTGACAATACGAAAAGGGGTTGATATATTTAAGGCATGGCCGAAAGGGCCGAGGGGATGCTACCCCCTAGTCAAAGCTTCCGGCGGGGGGAGATACGCAGTAACGAGATCTACATCGGTCAGCGCTGATAGCCAGACACCGCTTAAAGATCCAACCGGGCAGGGTACAACGAGCCTAGCGACGGTGCCCCCTAGAGGGGATACACACTATCGGCTACAAACGGGAGGGGCGGTCAATGTGGTGGACGCCAAGATCGCATCCCTTGATCCTCAATGCTGCGTACTCCCCCCGCTATTATTGACGGCAAAACTTCTCAAGGTTAACCACCGCGAACCCCGTTAAAATAGGCAGTAAATTGCGCTCCTTATCTCCTTCGGGTTCTGTCACTGGCGGAACCCATTTTTATGGCAACCCCTGTTAACCCTGCCTACCAACTAGACGCCTTCCAGGAATTTGAGCGGCACCTACCGCCCACCTGGTTTCGGCAATTGCACCAGCGACAGGGACCCCTATACCCAGTGGTATGGGCATTGTGTGGCGCGATCGCGGGCGCCCGGGAGTCCATCGACTCAGCGCGATCGATGGCGATACCGCAAACGGCAGAAGGCTTTTGGCTATCGCTACACCTGCTAGGGCTAGGGCTAAACCGCCGTAGTGCAGAGAGTGACGCCCAAGCCCGCACCCGATACCGCTTTGAATTTAGCCAGTCTCGCAATACCCGCCAGGGCTTACAGCTATCGCTAACCAACTTTAGCGGGCTATCCGCCAATGAACTACGACTAGAGACGGCCTTTTCAAAGAGCCGCTACGGTGAACTAACCCTGGTCGTTGATACCACCGATCCATGGTTTGACATTGATTGGTGGTGGTTGGAAGACCTATTTACCAAATGGGTTGCCAATGGCATTAACTACAAAGCATCTATAACCGCCCAGGGGCTTGAGACAGTCGCCCTGCCCCCATGGGACTACTACACCCGTTTCCCCACCTCCACGGACCTATTAGCGCCCTTTTGGCAGCGTCCCGCCTTTATCAATGAACTACGCTTAATTGATACCGACCTATTGCTAGAGCAATTGGTGGGCGTTTCGCTAGGCACCTATAGCCTACCGGCCAGTGCCGATGCCCTGGACCTACCCGTCAGTGCCGATAGCTACGACCTACCAACGACCATCACCGCGATCGCGCTCACCCCGACCGCCATCAGCAGCAGCCCATTTTCTCGTAATGTGCTGGGCTTCATTTGCCGTACCAATTGGAATAACCATAGCCTGCGGCTGGCGGAGCTATGGCGCAACCTAGCCTATACCCAACAACCAGGCCAACCCTTTTTCTATGTGGGTGAGGATAACGATTGTTCCCATTTGGTGGCTGACACCATCACCCTACCGACACCTCCCTTTCCAGATGACAGCGCTGATGAACTGCTAGGCTACGGGCCATGGCGGTTGGCGCTAGGCAATAGCCAAGCATTAGCGACCGTCATCACCAACCCGATCGCTACCCTACCCCTGGCGGGGCAATGGTGGACTGATGGCGACGTGGAAGAGCGATCGCCGACACCAATCATCGAGGCGGGTGTCCGTTACCTAATGCTGGAATTTCTATTGCCCAAGACCAGCACCGGGACAACGATCCGGCAGTTAGAGCTACTTCTAGGCTACGACCAAACCAACTATGACGCAGTGCTGGACTGGAGTTTGCCGAGCAGTGCAAACGAATGGCGGGTATCGCTTGAAAATCAATGGTTTCTGACAGCAGGCGAGGATAATGACGCCTTGACGCCCAACCTACCTAGCCGTAGCAGCATTCATTACCGCACCGTTGACGTGGTGGTGCCGCCTGATGTGAATACAGCCTTTTTATTGTTGCTGGAGTATAGCCCGTGAGCCTGAATGTTTACCGTCATGCCCGGGATCTAGCGATCCTCTGGCTGGGGCAGCAGTCTGACACCGATAGCCGGATACCGACCGCCGAAGAGTTAGCGGCAACCGAGGATGTGATGCGCGGCCATGTCAGTGCTACCCGGCGATCGCGCCCCAGCGGGTTGTTGAACCGTCCCACCTTCACCGGTGGCAGCCAGACGGTAACCCTATCCTCCCTGTCGCCCTGGCTCCATAGCCACCCTGGGTTAACGAGTATCCCGTCAACATCGGTAGAACTGCCACCCTTACCCAGTGGCGCTGTTGTTAGCCGCTACGACTACCTTTACCTAGTCGCCATGGCGGTACAGGTGGGGACCGCCCAAGATGCCAACGTAGCACTTACGTTTCAATGGCGTAGCGGCAACCTATTGCAATCAGTTACCCGTGAAAATACGGCGCGGCTGCGTTCTGTCTATGGCATTTGGGTGTCCCAGGGGGAGATGAGTGCAGCCGCGATCGCTGCCACTATTGGCAACAGCATTGCCGTCTCCACCTCAACGCCCTTGGTCTATGGCACCAGTCGCCTCTACTTGAGCGACACGACGTTGACAGATGGCACCACCTACGCCATCAATGGCACGCCGGAGGTAATTAACCTGCTGCGGGTATGGCGGCTGCGGGGAACCACCCTTGATGGCTGGCAGTGGGGGCCAACGGAGCAACCGCTCGAGGCAGACATTCACTTACAGCCCACCTATCGGTACGTGGGCGACGGGTGGGACAATTGGCGCGATCGCCTGCAAGAAAGCGTTTACCGGCTGATGCGCGGTGAACCATTGCAGAACGCACCAACCCAGGTGAGAGGTGTTTATAACCTGCTCAATGGGCAGGTAGGCAGCAATACGGCAGCGCCAGGGGTGGCAACCACCTCCCCCAATGGCTCGACGATGCTGGCCAATGAGCAGCGCATTACCTTCACCAATGAGGCGATCACTCAGACCACCTACGCGATCGCGCTAACCACGACCAGTGATGGCAGCAGCCCAGCTAAGGCCCGGGCGACCATTAACTTTGCTGGCAATTCACCCACTGGGGCCACCTTTGCCAGTAGCGGCCATGCCATCTTTGATGGCACCGGCGCTAATATCAGCGCCAATGGTAGCTTTAGCGGCGGTGGTGGCACCGGTGCGCTGACCTGGACGGCAACGACAGCCGGTGCGCCTGCGGTCGGCACAACGCTTTACCTAGCCCCCGCCATCTCCTACCCGGCGGGTTCAGGGTTGCCCGTCTGTGGGGCAATCGAAAAAGTCTACCTAAATGGCACCGCCCTGAGCCCTGCCAACGTGCGGGAGTCAGACATCGCGGGCTATACCAACCCAGCAGCGGCGGAAAGCTACATCGTGGTAATGAACCGCAATAATGCGGCTATTCAGTGGATTTACCGCAAATTTACAGTTACCTCCAGTGGCTCTGGTATCGTCACCCTACCCAGTACCGCCCGGGGTGAGATCGCCTGGATTAGTGGCACCAATGCCCCCACGACGCGCCAGGATGCGCCGGTCATCACCGGGCTTGCCAATAACAGCGAATACTCTATCCTGTGCTACCATGCACCGCCCGCCGGCGAACAGTGGCAATTTCAGCTAAAGTCTCCCGCCTATGCCGGTACCTTAGATCGCACTTGGCTAAATGGGGCGCGGGTGACGACAGCCCCGATCGCGATCGCCCACTCGCTTGGCGGTGGCACTACCTTTAACCCCCCTAGCCGCCCATTGCCGGACGGCGAAGTGCTGGGCCATTGTGTCGCGTGGCGGTTGCCGCGCAATAGTGAAGCGCTGGCAGTGGCAGACCATACCCTCAATGCTGAAATTAACCTGGGTGGGCTATTTAGCCGCAATGCGCCTTTTGTTGTTTTCCCTGTCTCTACGCCAGAGGCAGGTTTAGCTGGGCTACGCCCCGGGCAGGTGGTAAGCGTCACCAACCTAGTTGCCACCTACCCGCGATCCATGGCGGCAACCCTAACTGCCAGCGGCACTGCGATCGGGGTATTTAAGCCAACCCTTAGCAATAGCAAGGCATATCAACTGGTGATCTTTTGCGGGTTAGAAAAGGACGGCGACCATCGGTTTTTGGTGCTTACCTTCAACGGTAGCGGCAACAGCCTAGCGGCAAGCACCGATAGCACTGGCTATGCCGGGATTGATGTTTTTAGGTATTACTAAAGGTATTACTAATGGCCACATACACTGTCGAAAATGGTTACAAAAAGCTGGTCCTGGACGATGCGTCCAAGGTGGATGTTGTCGCTCCCTTGTCGCTCGACGAAGGACAATTTGTCCGACTTATCCCAGCTCAGCTAACGGTCCTCAACAATATCAAGACCGGCGTTGATACCCTCAACGCGGCAACCGGTGCCAACGATGCCCAGCTTGTCCTTAATGCTGAAGACCTAGCGATCGCCTACACCTACAACGACCCTGGCACCGCCAACCAACGCATTGCCACCGTCGTCTATACCAGCACCAGCGCGGGCCATACGGTGACTGACACCTACGCCTATGCCGGTAGTGCCCCCAACTATTACCTGACCTCTATCACCCGAGTGACTGTATAGCCATGGCGTTTAACTTTGGGGATATTCCCCTAATCCTGCAAGAACTACGGCGCTACTTTGCCAGCAAAGCCCAGGGGACGCTGGCCGATAGTGCCCTCCAACCCGGCGCGATCGGCTCTACCGTTCAAGCCTATGACGCGGACCTCGCCGCCGTTGCGGCTATCACTACCACCGGGGGTATCAAGCGCACCGGCGCTAATACTTGGACCACCTTCCCCCTCACCAATGCCGGGGAGGCGGTGACAGGGGCCGCTGATGCCGCCGCCCAACGAACCGCACTGGGGTTAACCATTGGCTCTAATGTTCAAGCCTGGGATGCGGACCTGGATGCGATCGCCGCCATCTCAACCACCGGACCCATCGAGCGGACTGGGGCAGGCACTTGGGCGGTCAGCGATCGGGTGAGGTTGTTTGGTGGCAATGCCCGAGGGACCAATACAGACTTTAGTACTACTGGAAATGTGACCCTTAACGAGGGTACATACTTTTACAGGAACTTAACTATCAATGCGGGCCACACCGTCACCGTCAACAAATTTGCTCGAATTCATTGCACTGGCACCGTTACCATCAATGGCAAAATAACGGTCACTACAGCAGCGCCCGGAGGGGTAGGGTTATTCTACGTCAACTCGCCAATTGGCCCCTTGGGCGGCGAACCTGGCTTTGGCATTGGCGGCCAACGACCTGCAGCAGCAGGAAGTGCCTACGGGCTAGCTGGCACCAGCTATCCACCAAGCGCCCAACTTTTCGGCAGTGGTGGCACAGCAGGCTATATCAGCGGCACTGGACAGAATGACCTGCGGGCAGGCTACGGCGGCGACGGCGGTGGTGGATTGATTATCGAAGCGGCAGGGGCGATCGCGCTCACCCAGAATGAAAGCAATCCTTGCATTGCAGCCGATGGCGGTAACGGCACCAATGGAGCGGTAACCGGAACCACTGGCAGCACAGGTGTGGCATCAGGCGGAGGCGGAGGCAGCGGTGGACTGGTTAGCCTATCCAGCCTAGTTACAATCACCTTAAACCAGAATGGCTATACCGGCACCGCGATTATCACCGTCAGGGGAGGTAATGGCGGCACTGGGGCGCGAACAGCCGAAGCATCATGGCCACTCAGTGGCGGTGGCGGTGGCGGTGGCGGATGGATATTTCTGACCGCACCAACAATCAATTACCAAGGCGGCGCGACTATTAGCGCAAGTGGCGGCACCGGTGGTAGCGGTTCTGGCCCCGGCGGATCTCCTGGTGGTGGCTTCGGCGCTGGCTATGGTGGCAATGGCGGCACCAATGGGGGAGGTGCTACCGCCGGGACGACCGGTAGCACCGGCATAGTCATCCAACGCACCTGGAAGGAGGTTGCCTAATGTTTTACCTAATCGATGAAACCGGCCAAATTGCTGGGCTATCAACGATCGCACTTGCCCCCGGTGGATGGTTAGCCGTCGAGGGGCCAGACGCTAGCCGCGACGATCTCTATTACGACGGTACCGCCATTCAGTTCAAACCCGATCGCCCCAGCGATACCGCCTACTGGGACAATGGCACCAACACCTGGCAGGAGCCACCCCCGCCTCCACCCCCGCCAGTACTGCCCAACTGGGGCAACCTAGCAGATCGCTTAGTGGCCGACATCGACATCCTGGCTATCCTGGCCACTAACCCGTTATTCCCTGCCTTGGTGGGCCGCCTGCAAACCTTACGCAATGGTGGGGCGATGGGCGACCCGGAGCCCTTGATAGCGCTATGGAACCACCATAGCTATAGCTTCACCGAGGCACAGCTAAATGCCCTCAGCGCCATGGCCGAGGATGAGCATATCCCGCTAGCGATCACAGCGGAGGGGATGTTAGCAGCTACGTCTTGAAGTAGCGCCAGGTGCCGATCGCACCCCCCGCGATCGCGGCTAGGCCAGCGGCAAGCATAATTACATCCCCAGCGCGAAATTGCGCCAACATTACTAAAAAGACCCCATAGCCTAGGCTGTGGGGTCTTTGCTTTGACCATTCAAAAGCCGCCTGGATGGCGGCAAGTATTCGCATTAGTGTCATTCGAGCCTATACCCACTATTCCCCCCCGTCATCTTAGCATTTTCGTTCCCTTTTAGTAGGCGGCCATAAAAGTGAGTGCCATGGAAGAAAATTTCTGGCCCAACCACATTTAGCCAGACTGGGAAAGCTGATACCGCCCAAAGTGATGGCACGCCAAAGGCTAGCATGGACGTTTTTAGGTTGTAAGAATACGCCCAAAAACCGCCATACCCTAGCGTCAACACGATCCCGATAGTAACGATCGTGCCCAAAGAGCGACTAATCGCATTGTCGCTGCTTAGCCGCTTAATCTCTTCATAGGCCAGTGGCAACCCCTGGGGATGAAAAATAATTCCGCTAATCACTAGGCAAAGCATATCGGTTGCCACCGCGCTGCCATAACGGGCGATTAGCCCCTCCATACCCGCCCGGGCGGCCACCGGAGTAAATTCTGTCGTTGCAGCAGCACCGGCCACTGCGCCTATGCCTACCGCCGAGTAGTGAATGTTAGTTAACATTAACAATCCTGCGATGGTTAATGCGCCGTAGTTTAGGCTACGGCTAATCATTGGGTTGCGGCCTATCGCGGTCATGATTTAACGTCCTTTATCAAAGAAACAATACGGTTATACTTTTCAGTCCCTTTGGACTGGCCAAACACGACAGTGACGATCTTGTTTTGACTAACCCCTGCGGTTAATGCCCGCTCCACCCAAACAGACGCGTCAATCAACGCTTTGCGATCGCGGTAATTAGTAACTTGAGCAGGCGGTAAATGCACTGGAAAAAAGCATTTGTTTTGCTCCAACCACTCGCTAGAGGGTAGTGTTTCTACCTCACTACAACCGGTTGCTCCACCGGTTGTACAACCAGTTGCTACAACCGGTTGAAATGCTGGTTGCACCAGGGTTTCAGGCGTATGTAGGGGGGTGGGCTCAGGGGCGGCGGCGGGTGAGTCTACACCTGTCCAGGGATAACGCTCGATCTCATCGACTTCTTCTTTTGAATATCTACGATCCAGCTCATCCCAGAATTGCTTAGAGGCAGTCGCCCGCACTGACGGTTTCTTTGCCTCAACTCTGGCGGTAGTCATAGACGGACTTGTTAGCCAAGGCGACCCCTCCCCGCCTGTCTTGGCGACCAATTCCATCCGCTCTCGCTCGTTATCCCACTGGGCAAGCTTGGCGGTACCAACACCCAAAGCAAGAAAGAAAAAAAAAGCGATCGCACCCTGCATTATTTATTTCCCCGCGACGCAGGCAAACAAAATACCGAAAAACAGACCGGCGATAATCACTACCCCACCCGGGTGGGTATAGTTGTCATCAACATCAACGTTGACGCTGATATTAGGGTTTATCTCGATATGGGGAGCCGGTTGTTGCCGCGATTGCGCCATCATGGCCGCTAACAACGCATCAGAACGCTGCTGCTGCTGGGCCACCATCGCCATCATCTCAGAGACGCCTGTAGACGCCTGCTGAGGGGGCTGGGCCGCTTGGACGATAGCTAGGACATCAGCGGCGGTTAAACCGCCTTCCTGGCCCCCAGGGGCAAGGCTGCTGCCGTGGTGATGGTGGTGCTCAGTTGTGTGGTTGAACACGATAACCGGTAACCCTTCTTGCCGACAAAGTTGAAGGAACGCAACAGGATTTTCAGCGATCGCATTTTGCAACACCGCAAGATTCCCCTCTTTGCGCCTTGTAGGAGGTAACTGCTCCCAAGCATGGCGGGCGATTGCCAGCTTTTCCTGTGGCTTAGCGAGGGTAATTGCTTTTACATCAACGGTTTCCATTTTTCTTTACCTCCTTTTTGGTGCGAGACATGGCAAACAATGCCGCCGCTGTAAGCCCGGCACCAGCGACCAAAATGCCAGGATCTAACACCGGCCCAGCCATCGGTGTATCAACCGCCGTAGCGCCCTGGGGGATGCCTAGCACCTCTGCCTGCCTAGGCTCTTGCCCAGCGCAATAGGTCTGGCTATCTACCTGTACGTGGGTGTCGCAATTGCGCAACCCACGTTGCTCAATGTCTATTGCAGACAAGCACTCGCTAGTCGTGCCATCCGCGTATTCAAACTCCGTGCATTGGTTATCTTCCATCGGTCTTTTGAGTGAGTGTTAGTCAGAAAAGCGATCGCGCAACGAAAGCGCTACGCGATCGCCTGGAGCAGTCATTCAGCCTTGCAATCCACCGATGAGGCGGAGGAAGGGCTCAAAGTTGCCCTGCTTTGCTTCCAAGACAACGCGGGCAGTGGTTCTAGGTCCAGGGCCACTGCCGCCGTGGACTTTGGGAGCGTTTCCAATTGCTCCTGAAGCAACTGCGCTGTACGCCCCCACATCAGCTGTCCGCTCATAGCAGCGGCCAAAAACTCAGCGTTCTGATGGGCCACTCGGTCAATAGCCGCGATCGCGGCTTCTTGAATGCCTTGGGCATGGTCCCGCTGTTCCTTTAGCGCTAGCTGAAGGGGGTGAGATATGGCAAGGCTACCTGCCTCACTGGGTACAGTCGGCCCCGACTGGGTACAGTTGGGTACAGTCGCCCCCGGATTGCGGGGTTGGTTGAGCTTGTCGGTATTGAGAGCCATCGTTCGTCTCCTGATGTGAGCGATATTTTTCAACTTGTCTGAGCGTATAGTCCAAGGCTTCTTGGTGAGTGTAACCCCAGCCCATGCACTGCCCGTAACAAACCAGCGCTAGGGCATCCTCCTGATCCCACTGCCGCCGGCGGCCAGGCTGACCAGGTTCATAGCCCAGTTTTGCCATCCACCGGGATAGCGTGGAAGTAGGAATACTTCCACGGCTCAAACTCTCTGCCAGCAAGGCTTTGAGTTTGGTGTAGGTGTAGGTGACGGTTACTTCCATGGAACTTCGTGGAACTTCCACGCTCTAGGACTCCTGTACTGTAGTTCCGTTGTATTCTCCCTGTCAACCCCCTATCTAGGGGTTAAGTAGGGAGAAGGCGCTAAAATGGGCGCACTACCCCGATGGAGTAAAATCAGATGTTCCCCATCACAGAACCGATGCCTGCTAGCAAGCGGAGACTGAAAGAAATCAAGATCAACGTCCCCGAGGATTTACTGGAAGACGCCCAGCGATTGTTTGAAGCGATCGGGGTTACTGATGGCGATGGCCACCGCGACGTATGGATGGATGGAGTCTATCGCCTTGCGGAACGGTACAACAAAATTTTAGTTAGCAGGAAATTACTTAGGGATTCTGTCAAGGCAGACAAAACTGGTGATAATTGATTCAGTACTTCTACTTACTTCTATGGCATTTTTACCACCGCCTCCATTAAGCGCGATCGCGCAACTGATAGCGGCTAACCTTGGCCCGCTTGTGCCCGCCGGCTGTGATATGCAGCTAAAGCGCCACCCCAAAGGGGGATATACAATTTACTTTTATGTAGCTAACGCTACCGTTGGCACTCTTATTGCAAATAATCTTTTGGCAATTATTGGTATTACTAAAAACATAATTCCCCTGACCTCTGTCGAAATCAGGGGAGGGTTTGAGCTGAAGGTAGATGCAGCACGGCTAGAAAAGCTATACCCTGATGAGACGAAACTGGTGGACGGAAGGATTGACCTTGCTCTTAAGAGCTGTGGTTCGCCTCCCGTCTGATGGTGTGGCCATAAACGTCCATCTCACCTAACAGCACTTTTGTCAGGTCATCTATCGATGGACGGGCCGTACTCTCAAGGAAAGTGAACTCCGGCACCCTGGATAGAGCAACCAAAACGATCCAGGCGGGCGTCTTCGCCAGTCGCCCCCCACGGTAAAGGATGTCTTTTGAAAGAGGGATGCCAGAGCGATCGCTTATCCATTGGGTAAAGTCTGTCCAGGGCAGATTGTCGCGTTTTGCTCTTAAAGCATCAACCAACCGCTTAAAATTGCGGTTGCCCTCATCAGTGACATACGTTTTTCGTTCATCAGCCATTTTCAACTACCTACAAGTAACACCCGGTCTATCGCAATTCTAAACCCCAGTTGTAAAAATGTGAAACCTAGCACATTTGCACTACAATAGGGCGCAGTTAGTTGTAGGTGATGATATGGCCGAGTACAGACGGATTGCATTGCCCCGGCGCTATACCCGGGTAGTAATGGGCGCTGCCGCACTAAGGAACATGAAGCCGATCGCTTACCAGGAGAAAATCCTGGTGGCAGCGGCAAAGAAGGTGATTGAAGCGGGGCCGGACGGTAAAGGATTTAAGGCGATCGCCCGCAAGCCCGGTGAGCCCAACCTAGCCTTGATCTTTACCAAGGAGGGCTATGATACGATCCGGACAGCCGCTCAGATCGAGGGGCTGAACCCTCCACAATTTGCCGTGAAGTATTTATTGCCCAGAGCATTTAGGGATATAGAGTCAGGCTTTAGGGCCATCAAGGCTACCTACGACGGGGCAGCGTAATAAAAAAGGCGATCGCCGGTTATGCGATCGCCTTTTTGTTGTTTATTGCCAATAACCACCAGTTAGAGCAACAACCAACCGGTAGAGGTAACACCAATGGAGGCAATTTTACCATGAAATGGTTTCAGCATGATACAAATATGCTTCGCAACCGCAAAATCCGAAAATTACTTCGGGAGCACGGTATAGCGGGCTATGGCATATGGTGCGTATTGTTAGAAAAATTACACGCCGAGGAGGGCAGCTTTCAGATTGTTGCCGACTCTCTTTGGTTAGAAGACTTGGCTGAAGACTTAAAAATCCCAAGCGTTCAAGACCTTTGTCGGGTATTCGACACCATGGCGGGGGTTGGACTGATAGACCGTCAGCTATGGGCGGAGAGAATCCTTTATTGCCCCGCGATCGCGGAAAGGGTCGCCTACATCAGGTCGTTACCCAGGCGAGAGCAAGGGCTGCCGCCGCTGCACAGGGACGGAGCGTACAGGAGACACAGAGATGCTGTTTTCGAGCGCGATGGGTATTGCTGTGTTTACTGCAGCGCGACGGAGGATTTAACCCTTGACCATGTGATTCCCTACAGCAAGGGTGGTTCTGATGAGCCAGACAATTTGGCCACCTGCTGCCGCTCCTGCAACAGCAGAAAACACGCTCGCACACCACAAGAATGGCTAGGAGGTCTGTAACATGCAATGGTTTCGTTTTTACAGTGAATTTAGATGCGACCCCAAGTTGTCATTGATGACCCCTCACCACCAGTGGGCTTTCATCATCCTCCTATGCCTTGCTTCAGACAATTCAGAACGAGGAAGGATTGACAACCTGACCGACGAAGAAATTGCCTACCAAATCAGAATGCCGGTCGAGGACTGGCAAACCTTAAAAGCTAAATTCAAAGTAAAAGGCATGATCGATTGGGATGAGACGGGAATCAAGATCACCCATTGGGCAAGACGCCAGTTTGAATCTGACAACTCCACCGAAAGAGTGCGAAAGCACCGTGAACAAAAGCGTTTAGCTACAGCTACGACAAAAGAAACGGGAGTGAAACGTTTCAGTAACGTTAATGCAACGCCCCCAGATACAGATACAGATACAGATCCAGATTCAGATCCGGAGATCGATCAAGATCTATTAAAAAGTTCTATACCTGAGTGTCCGGACATCGAACCGCTTTGTAGCGCTGACGCGCTACGCGATCGCGCTTCCATCTCAAAAACCAAAGAACTCGAACCGGCTAAACAGGAAGCCGATATCGTTACCCCTCTGGATAGCCAGGCAGAGAAATCTAGTTCTCAGCCGAAATCCCGGACAAGAAAAAAATCTGCCGCCGGCGGCAAAACCAAAACCGAAGCCCAACACCATCCAGAAGCCTTCGCGAAATTTTGGAATGACTACCGCGATCACCTAAAGGCGATTGAAAGCAACGTCTGGGTCACCCAGAAGCGCCCAGAAGCGATTAAGGTATGGGACAGCCTGATAGCCTCTGGAGTGCCTTTAGAGGCGATTCTAGACGGCACTCAGGCGTGGTTTGAGCTTACCCTGCGAATGATGAAAGCCAAAGGCAAGGTTTATGGCGCTCCCCATTGCTGTCGCTTCTTGTCTGGCCGACTATGGGAGAGTGCCTTGGACGACAAGCGATCGCAGCCTGCCCCTGCATTCCAATCACCCGCTCGCCCCCAAGCAAAACGCGATGGGCAGGTAGAAATTACGGGGTTGCTGATGGAGCTACGGCGGACGGTGCTATTGCCGGAGGACTGGCAAGCCCGCACCGGCAAGCAACTATCAACCCAGCTAGGGCCGGAGGACTCCGCTGACTATGCCGCATTCCTAAGGCAGGAACGCGATCGCCTGATGAGCGGCGCTATTTTTTAGCCTAGCTGTTGCATATTTGCTCTAAGCGATGCTAGTGTAAATAAACATCTAGTACGGGGGAACCAATGGACGATGAGTTAACCATGGAAGGGCTACGGTCCTTGATGGAGGAAATGCAAACCTGGCATGGCAGCAAGTTTCGGCTTGATGACGATGCCATGGAACGATTGTTTGACTATTGCCGCCAATGTTCGCTTGATGAGCTGGTTAAGTTGTTTGGCAAAGCTTATGCTGAGCCGTTTTTAAGCCCGGCTCAATTACTGGCCAGCGTCAAGCAACTGGTGCGCCAGGAGTTAGAGCGTAAGGCTTCAGCGGTGCCTAGTGGTTACAAGCGATATGCCGATATGAGCGATCGCGAGAAAGACGCTTACATTGCGGCTCAGCAACTAGCCAAGCAAAAGTTAAAGGCTAATTTGCCCAATTTCACCGGGAGGGCAAACTACCCACTACCCGGGTGGGAGGGTTTTCTAGCATAGGCGATGTTATGGTGCCAGTCATGTTAGGACAGGCGTTAGATGAGGCTGCCTTTAGCGATCGCCTGGAGGCCGCCAGTGGACTGCATTGACGTTTTTTTGGCGCGTATCCAGTGCAATTTTAAGATGACACTGGAATTGTTTAATCAAGACCGCGCCAAGGTAGAAGGTTACATCTACCGGGTAGCCGTGCGCTCCATTGTCCTTGAGGACGGTGTAAGCGAGGAAGAAGCTATCCAACGCCTGCAGGGTACATCCCCCATGGGTCAACTGTCGCTGATGTCCTACGAGGCATTAGAGGCACTTGACCGCAAATTTCAATCCGTTGTGGAGAGTTTTTTATGATTACACTTACTCCAGATAAATTGGCCCAAGTGGCCACCCATGCTGCTTTTAAGGGCGTGCCTTACGATAGCCTGTTGGCGATCGCTGCCTTAGCCGCCCAAGAAGTACAACAAGCCCAGCGTCCCCTAACCAAGGTGTTGGTGCGGAAAATTTTGGCTGATTATCAAGCAGGCTATGACTACGGCAGGCTTCAAAATACCTATGCCGATTACGGCTACTTTGGTTATTTCGCTCCCCTGGGGCGGACAGTGGCCACTTACCGTTTTAAGTTTGAATGTACCGGCTATAGCCGCCTATTCCGCACTCTGGCGGAGGCTGATGAGTACTTCATCGATACCGTCAGCCGTCAACCCATGGCGGTCGGCAAAGGTTGTCCCACCTGTGTCTACTCTGGTGACGGAGACAGCCAGGGCCGGTTCTGTGCCTCTCAACGGTGTACGGTGCCCTACCGGCAGCTATGGCAGGCTCACCTGTCTTGCAACGGCTACAAGTCCATTCATGCTGAGGTGACGGCATGAATGAACCAATTTCAATGGTGGCAGACGTTAAGCCACCAGTGGCCGCCGCGATCGCGGCCTACCTCGATAGCCACCGGGAGTGGGACTGCGATCGCGTCGTCAACGCCGCTCTCGCTATGTTTTTGTTGCAGGGTAGCAATTCAGGTGATCCTGAGTTGGCCCGGGTGTATTTGCAGGCTGTTTTTGGGGATGTGTTTCAGGTGGAGGAGCAGCCATGAGCTTCCAAAAACAGATTAATAGCCCTACTACTGGTGAAATTTTGACCCAGGCATTGACTTGTCTCATTTTGTGGAAAAGCCCGTTAGCACAAGCATTAGAGCCTGTGGGAGAGGTTTCTAGCTTGGACAACTTGATCACTGCACTGGCTTTGGCTTTGGCTGATGCTGGTGACACTGAATCTACCGCGGATCAACGCAAGCTGGCTGAGTCGGTGCTATCCCAAACAGAGGAACAGCTATGAGCCCCCAGGTAAAACAGAACCTTGAGTTAGCGATCGCGCTAACCAAGCAGGAAAAACAAGTTGCCTATCAACTTGCCGAGGCGGTGTTAAAAATGCCGGATGCACCCCCTAAAGTGCGACAACTGGCGGAGAAGTTATTGAGGCCGTTGAAAGAGGCGGCATAGACAGGTGACTAACATTAAGCGCCATGGGCATCCCGTGGCGTTTTGTTAATTATTTGTGACATCCGATAGACTGGGGCTATGCACTCTCGTTAGAGAGATGGACATTGACGTAAAGCGCTTATCAGATGAACTTCTCGAAATCCGGATGCGCTACACCGGGGAGGAGACCCAGCACTTTTTGCTGGCCAGCGACATTCACCTGGATAACCCAAAATGTGATCGCAAGCTATTCTTCTCTCACCTCGATAAAATGAAGGCTCTGGGTGGCAGGGCCTTATTTTTTGGCGACGTGCTATGCCTGATGCAGGGCAAACGCGACAAGCGGGGCAGCAAGGCCAGTATTCGCCCCGAGCACCAGGGGGCCAATTATTTTGACTTGGTATTCAAGGAGTCTGCCGATATTCTTGGCCCCTACGGCAAAGAAATTTTAATGATGGGCAATGGCAACCACGAAACTGCCATCATCAACCACCAGGAGGTGGACCCACTCGCTAACGTAGTGCAGCAGATGCGCGATCGCCATAAGGCGGTTACTGAGCACATGGGTTACCAGGGCTGGGTGCGCTTTGTGTTCTACAAGCAGCGCGGCAATGGCGTTGAGAAGGTGCGACGCTGCACCCTGTTTTTTCACCATGGCGCCTGGGGCGGCATCATCACCAAGGGCACCATGGGCGGCGGTCGCTACGCCAGTATCGCCCCAGATGCCGATATTATCGTCAATGGCCATAACCACGAACGCAGCATTGTCAGCCACCCTTGCTATCGCTTGGCGGAGACCGGCAAGGTAAAGGTAACCCCGCGATACCATGTACAGACCGGCACCTACAAAGAAGAATTTGAAGGCGGTAATGGCTGGGCGGTGGAGCGCATTGTCATGCCGAAAAGCCTCGGCGGCGTCTGGCTAAAGCTTACCCCCGATCGCCAGTCAGGCGTTACTGTATCGCTAGAACCTGCTGTCTGACGGTTGCTTATTGCCAATAAACTTTAGCCGCACCTCCACTACTTCTTTCCCTTGCATGATCACCCGCTCCACCAATTCCGCGTAGATTTCCCGGCGCCTTACCACCGGCAATAGGTTCAGGTCCGCCTGCGCGATCGCCATTGTTTTTTCCCGTAGCTCTTGCTGGTTAGCACTGACATGGCTTGCCATCCCAGCTAAGGTTTGTAGCTCCGCCTCGATGGCAGCAATTTCTTCGGCGATCGCCGCCCGGTGCGCCAAAGGACGAAGTGCTTCTAGTTCCCGCTCCAACGCGATCGCCTGCGGGTTCACCGTCGAGGGCTGTAGCATATCCGCCGCGATCGCTTCAGCGGCCTCTACCAACGCCTCCTGAATGGCTGCTTCAATGGCATCCTGGCGGCAAGAACGGGTGTAGGAGCATTCCCGGTCATGGTAGTCAGCTTTGGCCGCACAGGCAAAATAGCGATGGCCCCGGCGGATAAGCGCACGGCACCGGCAGCCACAAACACAGGACACAATAGGCGGCACCGCATGGATGCGTCCTTGATTGTTGCCGCGCAACTGACGGTTGAGGCTAATCAGGTATTCAATACGCTTGTACTCTTCTTCGGTGATCAGTGCCGGGTGGGTGTTGTAGCGCCACTCATCAGTTTTGGCATAGTGCAAATGCCCTCGTAGCGCCGCGCTACGTAGCCACCACCGCCAACCCGCCCGCGACTTATAAAACCCGTAGCGCCCCTCCATGTGGGCTGACAATGCCATCAGGTTGCCGTGCTCTAGGTAAAATTCTATCGCCGCCCTTGCCTTTGCCCACTCTGGCCCCGGTTCATAGCGGCTACCATCCGGCGATCGCTGGTAGCCGAAGGGAGGCGGGCCACACATGGGGCGCCCCTGCCGCCTCATCTGGGCATAGGCACGCTGGATGCGCTCGCCTAGTTCTACTGAGTAATAATGCGCCATCAGCGACTTAACGCCAGTGGTGAGCAGCCCTGAGGCGGTCTGTAGCGTGATCTCCTGGCCGGTGGTTAGCTCCTTCACTTGTACGCCCGCCGCTTCCAATTGGGCCAAGCTTTCCATCGAATAAACCGTATCCCGTGCCCACCGCGTCCACTCGATGACCCATACTGTAACTTGATGACGTTGACCACGGAGGTCTAATGCCCGTTCTACCATGCGCAAAAATTCAGGGCGATCGCGCCTACGCCCTGACAAATTTTCAGCAAACAGTTCATCAAACTCAAGCTGTTGCTGGAATTGCTGCACCTGTAATTCCAGGCTTTGCTCTTCAGTCGATACCCGCCCGTAGCAAAGTTGATAGTGTGCCATGGTCAATCCCCTCTCCAATTTCAGCGTACTACGTCGCCTCTAAAGGGAGGTGCCATGGTGAGAATTGCTCAGAGTTCTAGCTATGGCGCAGCTAGCTTAAACTGAAGTGTTATCGTAAGATATACACAAATAGAACCGGAGGCATTATGGCTTGGCGTCCCCAGGCTTGCTTGGACAACTTGACACCCAAGCAGTCCTTTTACGAAGAACACAAGAAGCGGGGACAGCTTAGCTTGACGCCTACCGCGTGGGCTATCCTCAACACCCTGGCGGCGCAGGCAGGCTTATCTCGTTCTGAATTTATAGAGCGGCTTGCCAGGGCTGAATTAAGCCTTATCGACGGCGAGGTTATTCAAAAAACTCCTTCATAATTTCGCTCTGGGTCTTGCTGTAGTCAGACCCAAGCTCTATCGGCCCTGAGGGCTCTTCTGTGCCCTCTTCTACCACCTCTGGCTCTGGCAGGCTATAGAACTCACCGGAGGCGGCTGATAGCTTGCACAGTGCCCCCACGACCGACGCTACTGCATCGGCAATATCTTTATGGCTATCCACGTCACTACCTAAGGCGGTACGGGGGGCATCAATCCGTCCGGTCGATAGCCTCACCAATTTCCGCAATTCCCCGAACAGGATCGGGTCGATGCGGTACACCAACTGTCTGGCATAAATAAGCGCCTTTAGTTCATCGTAATAACCTGGGTTACGGTCCACCGAAAAATTCTGGCTGCTAACGCCATAGTGGTATAGCAGCTGTCGAGCCGTAGCGCTATTGAATTGGTCGAACGTCACCCGCGCGATCGCAAACCCTAGCCGCTTGCTCAGCAGCAATACAAATTCCACCGGTGTCTGCAAGTCTATCTCCGCCTGGCGGATGTCCACAGTTGTGAAATCGCCGCCCTCCCAGTTAATGCGCTGCAACTGGCCGCGTCCGGTAAAGTGGGCCGCCTTCCAACGAAAGGATAGGTCCAATGCCGGTATCAGTCGGTCCGCGCGATCGCCCACCGGCTCCAGGTGGGCCATGGCAAACCCGGCACTATCACCCGATAGCCCCAGGTCGATATGAATGTAATACTCGCGTTCGGGCTTGCCCTTGAACCAGTTGGCTAGCATCGGAAAGCCATAGCTATCCAGTACCACGTCACCAAATAGGTCGCGCTCTAGGATGGGGTCAGGGCTGCGATCGCTACCCGTCACGCCATAGCGCTTCAGTAGGTCGGATGTCCCCCCACTGGCATGACGGACAATTAGTTCAGGCGATCTAAAGTAGGCTTCAGTCGCCGCCCGAGGTTGGGCCGCTAGCTTAGCCGCCGATCCTTCTGGGTCTCTGATAAATTCAGTTTCAAAGTCTTTGTACTCCAGGTGGGGCACGACTTCCCAGGTGGGGCGACGCACCACAAATAGTTCAGGGAACCGTCCCTCCTGGTGGGCTTCAATCAACTGTTCCTGCGGGTCCGATACGCTACGCGGAAAGCTGGTTAGAAAACCTTTCCATGCCTTTCTGAAGCGGGTGCGGCAGGAGGTGACAAAGGTATTGAACAATGCCTCCGCCGTGGCCCCCTGGGCTTCTGACTCTAGCCCTGCAAACTCGCTAATCACGAATGCCAGTAGGTTAAACCCCTCTGCGCTACTGCTAATCAGCGGTAGGTTGTGGATCCGAATATTGTGGGGTAGTTCAATATAGTCCGCCGCGTCAGTTGCTTTTTTGATATACCGGTCAACGTCTGCGATCGCAAACTCTGAACGCGCTAGGTAGCTTTTTAGCCAGGTGCAGGTCCGCAGTCGGTTCTTTAGCTTGGTGAAGGTTACCCGCCGCGTCTGGCGCAGGGTAGGTGAAGCTAGAGCAATATCAATGGGTTCCTGGGGGGCAAGTCCTAGAAAGTCTTGGGGGTCTCTCAGGCATAGCAGCACATGGGCAAACCACACAAGGCAGACGGAGGCTAGGGTATCCTTGCCCGCTCCCTTGCCATAACACAAAATGCCACAATTGTAAAGGGTCGGCGGGTCTTGGGTAAATAGTGCTTTAGCATCCGCCGCCGTTGTACCTAGGAACTGGCTTAAATCCTGTTGCTGAATATCCCAAGGGGTAACGTCCAGGTAGGCGCGGCAGAACTCAGCTAGGGGTAAGGGGTTCTCTAGCCAGGGGGAGTCACCCGCCGTTGGTTCCTGGCCCTGGCTCATTAGCTCCAATAGCGCGATCGCGTTACCCTGCTTTCTCTGCATGGCGTTGTAGGATGCGGTGGAAGGCTTGCGCGTCAAAGTCTGGTCGGTTCAGTAGCGCGATCGTTGCTTCCTCCAGCGTGGTCGGGTTCATCTCCCGGTATAGCTGCAGATACCTAGCCAGCGCCGTAGCTACGCCCTCCAGGGACTTGGCCTCTGCCTCGTTGACTGCACCCGCCAGGGTCTTGATAGTGCGGGTCATGTAGTCATTTACGTCGAGGCCATCGATGGTAACCTTCGCCCCCGCCGCGATCGCGTCAGCGACCACCTGATTAGCGCTGCGGGTAGGGGTCCGGCTCAGCTTGCCGTCTTTGACTACCCGCTTAACGGTGCCAGTGGAGACGCCACAAATCTGGGCAATATCCTCAATCGTATTGCCGGACTCAGCATAGAGCTTCTTAATTCTGGCTTGGATCAACTCTGGAGTCTTAGCAGGCATAGGCTTGTAGCGTTAATGGATCTACCGTAGATCCGTAGATCAACTATAGTTGATCCTCCCCGCGATCGCGCAATGCCCAACCCCATTGTAAAATCACTATCGAAAAGTGTTGACAATACGATAAGGGATTGATAGAGTGTAAATGTACACGGCAGAGAGGACAGACCAATGAGTAACCCGTTTGAAGGCCATCATGAGTTAACAATTGAAGACGGCAAAGATTATGGATATTCTTCTGTAAACCCTAAGGTATTGGTTGACTGCGACGGCACCGTGTTGTTTGTATTTCCCCGTGAAATGTCTAACGAGCATATTTGGTCAGTCGCCCTTAGGCTAGAAGGAGTGTGGAAGCTTGGATTTGAGGCAGGACAGCAAGATGTCCACCATCAGCTACGGAAATTGATTGGCAGTTGACAAGGATAAGTATTGAGTCGCTTGCAGTGAAGGAAACAAATTATGCAAACACCTTTTTCAAGCTGGCCTGACTTAGAAGATCTCCAGATAGTGAATGCTAGAGATTACGACTCAGGTCGAGAAGATCAAAGCGTTGTGTTGGACTGGAGCAGTGAAGGCGATGAGCTGGCGCGAGTCCCGGCTACTTGGACAGAAGAAGACATTAAGCAGGCGCTGAGATTAGCGCACAATGCTTATCATTTGGGCTTCAGGGCGGGACAAAAAGATGTCAAGTATAAGCTTCAAAGCCTGATAAGCCCTTAGTGTCCTACACCACCACCCCGCCGCCCTCCCCATGGCTGGGGTTTTTTATTGCCCTGCCCCCAGCTTTGTCCGCCTCACCCGATCGCGCAATGCCCAAGCGACGGTATCAACGCTATGGCGGTTGGGGCTAAGCGTCGGGGTATAGTGCTGGCCCATCCATAGCCGCTTGGCGGTGTCTATTTCCCAGGTCCAATCAGTGGCATCCTGGTAGAAAGCCATCGCTACTTGGTAAAGAATCGCGATCGCGTAGGCGTCCCGTTCGGGTTGGTTACCCTGCCAGTCGTCATCGATGCTATAGATCTGCTCAGCGTTGTAGCGCCCATCGTCATTAATCCAATGGTCAGCAACCAGGATAGTCAGCCGGTGGGTGGAGCGTACCTTACCCCTACCCCTAGCCGGTGCCTTCATGCCGTCTAAGTGGTCACAGGTGACATGAATATCTCTGACACCACCCTCCTGGCGGTAGGGTTCAAAAATGTAGGCATCCACATGACGCGGGCATAGGGTGCGGGGTCGTTGGACGCGGTGTAATAGGCCGCGCCCTGCTAGCCGCCAAGTTTGCAAGATGCGGTAGGGGCGTTGCTTTACCTGTCGCTCCCGCCACCAATTACAGCGGTCTACGTAGTTAAGCAGTTCACTGACTATCCGATCCACCTTCATCGTCTGGGTCCTCCTCTGAGGATGATTCGCGGGGCATCGCGTTGGTGCCTAGCACCCCGGCGGCACCGATGCTGATAATGCTCACCGCCAAGTCTCGCAATTGTTTTTGATGCTCTGGCGACCAGTTGAATAGCATCAAGGCACCAATGATCACCGCAGTGCTAAAGCCCAGGGTTAACCGTTGCTGGGTCTTGAGCTTACGGGATTGCTCGCGATCGCTTTTCATTAGCTTCAGTTGTCGCTCTTGTAGCTCCTGCAACTTTTCATTAATTAGCTTTAAATGCTTTTCGATAGAGTCCAAGCGACGGCACAGGAAGTCAAGGTATTTCACGTTAGGGCTGCCTTTCGGACAAATTCCGAGGTGGGAAGGATGGTATCAACAGCAGCCCGCATCCTGCGATCGCTGGCATATTTCCGATAGTCAAATCCGATCCACACCTCGACGATGCCAGATTCTTCTAACGGTGCGCGGCGTAGGTGGTCCAGGTCCACCACTTGTAAGTAGGTAGGGTAGGTACAATCCGGTAAGCTCATTGGGATGGTTAGTTCTACCAAGTCCCGCAGGCGATCGTCGATATTAATCCGTTGCATCAGGCGCAGGCTAGCGGCCTGCCTAGTGCCTGGAAACAACCACAGCCAGCTTTCTTCCTCACCCTCCGCCGATAGCCTGGAAAAGTGGCAATAGGCCGGTTCCTTTTGTTGCTGGCCAGGCAAAATTAACCCCGACTCACTCTCTGTCGCCAAGGATAAAAACTGAGCGCTCCAGGCCCAGCTAAAGAGAGGGGACGGTAGTTGGTACATAGGTTCCAGCGTTGATTAGTTGCAATGTTTCTCGGCTTGGCAGGCTGGTTAGGCTATCCAGCAACCGGCGATCGCGCTGTGCCCGAGCGTCTAGCCCGTCAAAATACCGAGTAAGGGCGATCGTTGTTAGTTCGTGGTAGTCGCGGGCATAGCGATACTTCACCGCGTACTCCCACCGGCCACGGGTATGAGAATCTAAGGTAAAGGGAATGGTGCCATCGTTATCAACCGGCTCGCACTCCAGCGTCCCGCCCGCCTCACAAGCTTCGATATAAAGGTCGGTGGTCCACCGCACCAGGTCGGCAACGCTGGCTAGCTCCCGCCCGTCCTCTGTCGTTACCCGCGACTTTAACCTTAAAAAGGTTGCCTCCTGCCTCACCCGGGCCGCGATCGCCTCGGGGACCAGTAAATTGATCCGCTTATGCTTAGTTGGCATTGAGCAGCACCTCCATAAAGCAGCCCTCCGCCAGCATCAGCGCTGTTTGGGTATGGCTGGTGTCTGGATGCTCTAGCGCCCGTCCTAGGCGCTCCATCGTCCAACCCAGTAGGTGAATGGCAATCAGCATCACCGCCGCGCCGCGATCGCGCACCATCAACGACGTTATGGCTTGCTCAATATCCGCATTGGTGAACCGTTCCGCCAGCCCCATTGCCCTGAAGCCATGGCCGGTTAGCACCAGGTTGGGCACCCCGGAGACGATATGGCCCGGGGACATGATGTTGTCCAGGTTGCCACTGCCCCATTGCTGGAGCAGAAAGCCAAGCTGTGACGGGCTATAGGTTGCCATTGATTATTGCGAATACCCACTAGCCCTATCGTATCGAATAGGGGGAGGTGCGATCGTTTTGACAACCTGAGAGCGTGATCACAATCGAAACGTGTTGACTACAGCTTCCCCGCAGCTGCCAACCACGCCAGGGCCACCACGGCACCCACCACCACGCCGGATAGGGTGAAGCGGATTTCATGCAGCATGACTTCATGACGGGCTATCTGGGTAGCGATCGCCTTCACCTGGGCTAGTTGATCATCACTCATAGCAAGCCTCCGAAAGTTTGCCGGTGATTATAGCAGATAAGCAATGAAAAGCTCCCATGGGCAATGCCGGGAGCTTTGGCGCAGTGTTAGGAGAATGGGGCTATTGTAGCGGATGCCAGCGGAGGAAGGCGGAGGAAGCGCGATCGCACTTAGCTAGGGCGCGATCGCGGGTATCAAGGTGTATCTAACGGTGGTGATTATAGCGGATAAGCAACAAAAAGCCCCCGAGGGGGCCATGCAATACAGCGCGTGGTTCTATGGTAGCGGACTGTCTTTGGTGGGATCAACGTATTGAATTAGATCCTGGGGAGAACAGTCTAACGCTTGACATAACTTGGCTATCCGATCAAACCAATCGACGCCAGACCGATTATTTTCCCAATTCCTGACCGTAGTTTCTGTAACCCCAACAAGATCGGCTAACTCCCTCTGAGTGAGGGTTTTAGCTTTGCGCAGCTCGGCGACCCGTGACATTGGTATCTCTCCCATAACGTGATTTATACCAAGACTATAGCGTAAATAGCTTTTCGTAAGATAGTTGACACCGTAAAGTTCTTTACGCTATTATTGAGCATGACAAAGCAAGCCCCGCCCGGGTTGCAGCCCAAGCGGGGAAGTAAAACCACTCACCAAAAAGGTTTATCGATATGGTAGCTCAAGTTGTTGAAGCCCGCACCCCTGAAACCACCACCGCCCCTACCCTTGTCAAATTCTTTGTTTCCCTGGTTGGGGAGGTGGACGGCGAGTTTACCTTTACTGTCGAAGTTGTCGAAATTCAAGACAGCTACATGGGGCTGGAAGACCGGCAGCGGATTGAGGCTGCTGTTGAGGAGCAATTCCCAGGGCTGGCGGTGCTGGAGTTTTGGCAGTGCCGCCGAGATAGCCTGCTGTAGTTTTGCCGCCGTCGCCCCACAGCGTTAGCGAGGGGACTAACCACTTACACTGAGGATCACGCCATGAACCGTTTTTCCATAACCCCGGACAAACTATCTGACATGAATTTAGTTTCTGGCTGGTTTAAAGATAAATGTTGGAACCTTTACGAAATCGGAAGCTCTGACGAGGAAACGGTTTACCTCAAGGCCATTGAAGAGGTAGCCACACGGACAGGGGCACCCAACATTCGCTTAGCTGACTATATTCTGAGGCTGGAAGAACGCCTCAACCTGATCGAGTCATACGTGTTCGCTAACCCCTAGCCTAGCCGCTTAGGCTACCGCCGCCACCCCACAGCGTAGCGAGGGGGATTTGTCCTTACCAAATTTTGTTATGCCACGTTCCGCTGTTTATCGTTGGTTAATGCGCCGCCTAGGACGGTCCCTGGAAGCCCTGGCCCATTGGATTGATGATACTTTGGCTAGCGCCTGCTACTGGCAGGCTAGGGAGCCAGGAGAAAGGTAAGATCAAAAGACCTCCGTGGATCGCTTCACGAAGGTCTTTTGAGTGATGCCCTGGGGGAAACCCTGGGGTTTTTCTGTAGATGGCTGTTGCGGATATGCTTTTGTAGGGCCTATGTGCAATAAATAATTTACGTTAAGATGGGCTTGATTAGACTCGCTATTGATACAGCCATGGATGACACCGTGTCGTTGGAGCAGGCCCGTCAATTTGTCTATTGCAAGAGTAGAGACAAGTTAAATTACAAAAGCGTTAAAAGCTTCCACTTGGCTTTGTGGAAAGTCAGCAAGATGCAGGGCATTGAGCCTGACATCCTTGAGGGCTTGCGTAGAGTATTGAAGTCTCGAAAAATATCGCTACGGTTCTTAGCGAAGATTGTTGAGCAGGCTTTACTCCCAGGGGGCACTCAAAGGTTTATCCTTCCAGAAAGCCGTGAACAAGCGCAAGAGTCTGTAAACAGCGCGAGTGAAAGCGGCTTAGAGGTTGCTGGAGCAGGTGAAGATAACTCCAGCGAAAGCTTTGTGGCGCTTGAAAGGGCTGACGATGCGGTTCTTGCAAGCCCGTTTGACTCTATTCGCCATTTTGATGAAATCCAATCAGATCCCGAGCTTCAAGAGTATTGGCTGGCTAGAGAGCTGCAGACACTCCTGGGGTATGAAACTTGGGAAAAATTTGAGCAAGCTATTCACCGAGCTGCTGAAAGCCTTGATACATATGGCCTCTCTCATGAAGACCATTTTCGCGGCGCCGCGAAAATGGTCTCCTTAGGGAGTGATGCAATGCGGGAAATCACGGATTACCGACTCTCTCGCCATGCTTGCCATTTGATCGCCCAAAACGGCGACCCCAGAAAGCCTGAGATTGCGGCGGCCCAGGCTTACTTTAGTATCCAGACGCGCCGGGCCGAGCTGATGGACGCAGGGTTGACTAGAATTGAGAGAACTCAAGAGATTAACAGGTTAATCACGGGATTAGAAGAGAAGGTCAGCAAAAACTCTGAAGTAGTTGAGGAAGGTATTGAGCAGTTAGCCGATCAGATTGACTCCCTTACAAACACCTTTCTGTCGGCCATGCAAGGATTGAGTCAGCGGCTAAGTGAAATGAAGGACGGGGCTAATACTGGGCGCGTCAAGGGTTTTACCAAGTCTGTCAAGCAAAAAGCCGCAAAATATCTTTATGAGTTTACAAAGTTAAATTTTCCCAATACACCAGGGTGTGATCTAATAGATCGGACAACGATTGTCAGAGCCGATGGCACCTGGACAGATGCCTGTGATTTTGATCATTGGGATACTGCCACTATCTGCAACAAGGTAGTCAACTGTGTCCCTATGAGCAGGGAAACCCATCGCCGGAAAACATACAAAAGAGCTGACGAACTGACTGACGAGGAAAAATCAGTCATTAAGGAGTTTGTAAGTTTCGTTAAAAGACGGGAAGAGCAAGAGCTTTGCGTATCACATCAAATCAAATTGTTTGACGTGTAGCTTCCCATGCCTCTAAGCGATCGCCTTCCCGCCAGCCACGATCGCCCGTGCATCCACATCAGCGTTATAGCTAGCTAGGGCATCCGCCGCTACTTCAGCCATGGCCAGATCCAGTCTATCGAGGTAAAGCCGGGGCCTAGCTGGCCAAAAGCAACACAGTCCGGGCTCTGCCTCCAGGGCATCCCCACTGGCCACCAGGGCAAGGTATTGGGCGGTGTCAGGGTCGATGGGGTCAGGGGGTAGGGTAGACAGCAGCCAGTCTGCCACCAGGCGGGCTTTAATTTCCTGGCCATGGCATAGCCAGCCGTAGAACACCTCCCGCAGGTCTCGCACCCAGGCGGGGCACCACCACAGCGCCTCCCCGGCCTCAAGCATGGCCTCTAGGGCATCGGTAGGGTAGCCAGTGACCTCCAAGGCGTCAATGTGGGCGGTGACGGTTTCTAGGGTCTCCTGGTCCAGGTCAGTGTCGAACCATAGCTCCCAATCGTCCGCCGCCGTTGCTGAGGCGGCCTGGGCTTCCATGTAGGCAGTAGCTAAGCTCATGGCTTGTCAGTCCTTCCAAAGAAAAAATTGGCGGTGTCCTGGGCCACCCGATAGGGCGGCCTGTGGGGCTGATCGTCCCGGCGAATTGGCGTAACGCCCATGGTGTTGCAATAGGCATAAATCGCCTTCCGCAGCAATTTTATGTCACGAATGCGCCATAGCTTCATCGGATGAATACCCAGGGTATCGACGATCAACTTTTGACACCAGCCAGGGTGAACCCCTTGGGACTGCATGAACGCAAAAAAATCTTTGCCTGCCTCTCTACACTTCTCTGATAGCTCATCGTCAGAGTAACGAGATACAACTTGCTCGATTTGCAGCAGGACTGCCAGTATCTTCTGATTTTGGCTCATAATATTTGTGCCTCATTTGTTAGCGAGATTAACAATCGGGGTAGCCGTTCCATCGTTTGTTGGCGCAAGCGGTGGAGCGCATTTACATTATACCCCATCCTCCCCATGCCTCTAGCCGATCGCACCTCCTACCGCAACGGCTAAAGTTATTGGCTTTTAACACTACGGTAGCTTGTTGGCAATAGCTTGTTATACTAAAGGCGACTTTTCGCATCGTGGCAAAGTCCACGATTTTTTATGACTGAGCCTGCTACCGTGACTGGACTTGTCGATCGCCTTTATAGCTCCAGTGCTGAGCTAACGTTTATCCCTGATAGCGTCCACAGGAGAGAGTATTTTAAGACTCTTTCAGATAAAAGCAGAAAGCCGCTGATTGAAGCCGCTTTATTGAGCCAAGGCATGACAACTACCATGACCCAGGCTGAATTGGTACGAACGGCTGCAAACATGACTGGCAGGACTGCCGCAGACCTAATTAACGAAGGGATTGACTTTGCTTGCCAGAGAGCTATTACCAATGCCGCATCTGGGGCAAATGGACAAACCTGCAAAGGTGCTGCCGACGATCGCATCATCAAGGCAATTAGTAACCTGCGGGCTGAGGTTGCCGACGGGACTTATAAGGTACGCATCAAACGAGGACAGGCTCAGGCTATTATCCCTTTAACCGCGATCGCTGGCATGGCCAGAACGGGAACAGTTACGGTGCAGAGCTTTATGGATCGCCATCCTGACTACCAAGCTTTGTTAGACGTTACATCCTTGCTTTAACCCCATCCTCCCCATGCCCCTAGCCGATCGCACCTCCTACCGCAACGCCCTACAAGCGCTCAGGGCTATCAAAGATACCACTGGCAATACGCCCCAGGTGAAAGCCATAGCAGCCTTCTTGCTAGAGGCGGCCAATGCGGAGCACCCAGGCGGCTACGTGGGCGACCCGAGCGACCCACGGGATAGGGCGGTGGTAGAAGCCCAGCGCGACTACTGGCAGCGGTTTATGGCGGGTGAGGACGTGGAGGAAAATTACTACGACCTGTAGCCAAAACAAAACCCCCGGCGAGGGCCAGGGGTAAGGGTGAAAAGCGGTAGGGTTAGATGCCTTACAAAACCCCCGGCGAGGGCCAGGCACAAACAGCGGCAAGGGCTTCCATGTCAATATCGGCCACCTTGATGAATTCCACCCCCTCAAGGGCGTCCATGGCTTCATCGGGCAGGAGTGTCCCCGCCCGCTTGCAGTGAAGGAAACCCTGATAGTCAATCTTAAAAATGTTGCCGATTCCCAGGGTGCCGTCATCAGACGGCTTTGTTACCAGACACCAAACGTTTTTATCCATCGTCTTTTCCCAAGGTAATTTACAAAAGCACCCCAGCAGCCACGGGGCCGCCAGGGTGCAGGTTTCTAGATCTTACCCTTCGCCTTCTCTGAGGCAGCCGAGGCCAGTATCGCCGCCCCAGTGGCGGCATAAAGGAACGCTTGCTCCACGGTGCCGGGCACTTGGGAGGGCTGCGGGCTAGGGGTGTCAGCGGGTTGGGCGGTAGTGCTATTAGTCGTTTTCATAGGGTGCAAGCTCCTGCACAAGGTTTTCAAGTGCGACCCTTGCGATGCGCAAGGTTTCCAGCTTTTCGCAGGCTTCAAGCACTGCTCTTTTGGCTTGTTCATCAGAGTCTGCAATTATCTCTCCAGCCCGTTCAATTTCGTTAGTCACGCTTATCCTCCGTAAAAGTGGTCTTTTGAGTGAAACACTTAACCCGCTTGGCGCAGGTCTTCCATTAGCCGAGCAGTCCCCTGTGCATCTAGGGCGCGGACAATTCGCACTACATCCGTCTCAGCCAAAGGATCGGGCGCATTTAGCACCCCGACTTCTCGGCAAGCTTGGTTCCAGGCTTGCAAAACTCCTAACCCGTCTTCCATCAGCGCCTTAGCCCGACGCTCGATTTCCTTTTGATCAACCATGGCCATATCTCCTAAACGATATTGAAGTTTGCAACCTTTGTTGCATATTTACTTTAGCATAGCATATTTGCAATACGCAATAACCCAGAGGGACGATCGCTAAAATTAGCCTAGAGACTGGCTACCCATAACCCTTAACAGCTTGAGGAGAATAGCGATAATGAAAAAAGCGATCGCTGGCTTTCTAATCCTTCTTTTGGCAAGTGCTTGGATTCAGGATGCAGCTAGGCGAAGAGCGGGCAGTGGCAGGCGCGGCTTAATTAGCATGGCCTATTTGCAATAAGCGATAACCCGGGGGAGAACCGCTAAAATTAGCCTAGAGACTGGCTACCCATGGACCTCACCCGCCTCCACCGCCACCTAGAGACTTCCCCCGACCTGGATCTACCCCTATCCCGGGCGAGGGAGTTAGCCAAACGCGCCAATGGCCGTGGTTGGGATGATGGCATCGACAAAAAGCCCGGTCGCCGTTATCGCACCACTCCTAATATCTGGAGCACCTTCGAGGGACGCGGCCAACCCCGTCAGGGCTTCCTTAGCCCCGAGGTGATGCGGATGGTTTATATGCGCTCTGAGGTAGTCAGGGCTTGTGTCGATACCTTGGTGGAGCTAGTCTGCGGCTGTGACTGGACAATCCGCCCCATTGACGAAGAGAAAAGCCGGTGGTTGCGCGATCGCCGCCCGGATGAGTACAAAGTTCTCAAAAAGCGCATCCGCTGGCTAGAGAGATTCTTTACCCACCCGGCCAACCATTACAACCTGGACCAGTTCCACCGGTTAATACTGCGGGACTTACTAATCTACGACGCGGCGGCCTACGAGATCGTGACTGCTGAGGTAAATGGCCACCGCCTGCCGCTGGAATTGGGCGCGATCGCGGGCGATACGGTGGAGATCGACTGTGACGATACGGGTATCCCGCTGGCCTACTGGCAAAGCTATAACGTCAAGACCCATGTACGGTTTGAGCCGGAGGAGTTAGCCTATATCCGACTCAACCCGGTGTCCTGGAGTCCCTACGGCATCTCTCCGATTGAGACCGCCTACGTCAGCATCGCTAGCGACCTGAACGCTAACCGGTACAATGCCAGCTTCTTTGAAAAGAACGGCATCCCCCCGGCATTGCTGGCGGTGATGGGATTGTCATCGGCTGAGTTCCGTAGCCTCATGTCTCAGATGAGGCAGACCAGCCAGGACAACCCGTGGAATATCCACGCTTTCCGGGCCGCCCGGGACGCTGAGGGCAAGAGTCAGCAGGTATTCGACCTGGTGCCCCTGTCATCGGTGTCTAACCGGGAGATGCAGTTTACTGAATTGCTGACCCATGTGGTGCGACGCATCACGATGCTGTATCGCATCTCAGCTAGCCAGATCGGCTTTACTGATGAGGTGACCGGCGGCATCGGTTCTGGGGTAGCTGAGACCCAGGTGGACTTGATGGAGTCCAAGGGTGTCGCGCCATTGCTGCGCAGCTTGTCCTCTATCCATACTGAACAGGTGATCCACGGTGTTTGTGGGTGGGAGGACCTAGAGTTTGCCTTCACCCAATCCCAAACCCCGGCGGAGCAGCAAGAATACCAGCGTGATGCCGGTGAAGTCACCATGGGCGCGATGACCATTAACGAACTCCGTTCTAAATGGGGTGGACGCGATGCCGTCGAGTGGGGTGACTCGCCCCTCCAGCCGCCGCCCATGTGGGCACAGGAGAAGCAACAATCCCAGCAGATGCTAGCCCAGGCCCAAGGTATGATGGCCCCGCCGCCGCCCGGGCAGGAGGACTCTAACCAACAACCTGATCAACCGCAACCCGGCCAACCACCGGAGGGTAACCCCGAGCTAGAGAAAAGCGCCAGGAGGCTAGTGATCCGATGGAATTAGAATTTATCGGTGATTGGCAACCCTCTGACGCCCAGGCGATCGCGCTACAGCTGCGTAAATCTTTGGGCGTTGACGCCGGCGGTGGTGCTGAAATAACGGTGCAGCAGCTAGACGATAACCCGATCCAACAAATGCTTAGCCAACGGCAAAAGCGATTGCTGGACCTGCTGCGGGAGGCGGGTAGTAAAACCTTCAGTGAAGCGCCCCTGGCCAAGGCACTATGGACCGATGACCATACCTGCACCCCTGGCTGCCGCCATGATTGGCTGGAGGACTATAGCCTAGGCTCCTTGACCAAGGCGGTGAACCGTGGGGCACTCAAGCGCGATGCTCAGGGACGCGCCTATGTGTTTAATGCCAATAACCGCTGGCAGCGCTACAATGCCACGCCACCCCCGCCTGGTGACTATCGTTTCCCCCTAGGCGATGGCGACTATGGCCGGGGTGTTTATCTTCCTGTCCTCGATACGCCCCAGGGCTACGCCAAGTTACGGGTGCGGCTCAACCTATCACCCGCCCAACTCATCAGCGACGATGAGTTTTACGCCATCGAGGATAACTTCGCCATGGACCTGACCACCACCCTCGATCGCCAGGGCGTTCGGGGTGTGGTGCAAACTGAAGGCGATCGCGTCTCGTTATTGTTCCTGCGATCGCCCGCTGACATCGAGGTGCTTGGGCTGATTGCCGATTCCGGCATCGTTCCCTCCGGGCCAAACTTTAGCTATCGCCTATCCTCCTTTGTTGCCGCTGACGACCATTGGACGCTGGACCTGGAACTATCCCCTATTGGCGATCCACCCTCCCCCCAGGCGCTTGTCAAGGCGGCTAAGGTTACCCTATTTCCTGACACGCCCCTAGCCACCGCCACCACCAGCCGCGCCCGTGGGTTGCTTAGCCGTCGCCTGCTGCGGAATGCCTGCGATCGCTGTCGTGCGGATGGGCTACCGCTAGACAGTTGCACCATTCAACTGATTGATAGCGCCCCCAACTGGCTACCCCGCCATTGCAAAGCCTTTTGTCACCCCTCCACCGGCGTTATCTACCTGGTAGACCACGACCCCGCCGATGCCTTAATGGACCGGCTATTGATGCTCAGCCGCCAACTAGAGGACGCGGCTAGCGATGGCATTATCACCTATGCCCAGGCGATGGATACCCTCCAGTCCGGGCTAAAGATGACTAGCCAATGGTGGTTAGAGTGTCTGCTACGGCGGTTTATCGGAGCGTGCTTGATCGCTAGCCGCCATGACCTACTCACTAGCGCTGACTATGGCCCCTGGCAGGACTACCTATCGCTGCAAGCCGCCCGCGGTATTCAGTACTGGGGCGATCGCGCTGCGATCGTTCGGTGCATGGCTGAAGATTATCGTTGCTGCTTTGAACCATCGGGACTACCTAACGAGGTGACGATGATTTGGGATATGGTGACGCCTGCGATCGCCAGGATGGCACAACAGCGATTGATGGAGGTGTTGAGTAATGCCTAACTGCTCTCCCCGCAACTATTCAACGCCTGAAACCCCTGACTATAGCGGGGTTGCGGTGGAGCTGTGCCGTGACTGGACTAGATTTGGACTAAGCCAGCGGGGTGATGCTTGATGGCATGGGCTTTTACCACCGTCACGGCTACCGTAAACACCACTTCAACTGCTGGCGCTAATGCCACTTCCAGCGCAAACATTACGTTTACGGGCAACCTAGCTACCGCTACCCCTGCACTACAGATCGGGGCTCAGGTTGTCATTAGTGGCGCGGTCTACAGTGTCACTGCGGTCAGCAGTGCAACAAACTCAGTTGTCACCTTATTCCCTCAAACGGGTGTAGCAGTCCCGTCTGTCACCTCTGGCACATCGCTTACTTTTCAAAACCCGCTACTGCAAACTGGGACAGACACCACCATCGGGACAGCGTTTGCTGGCCTAGCAGCCTTCAGGAGTGAAATCGTCAACGTCACCACAACGGCAGCGGTGGCTGTTGGTGCCACCACAATGACGATCTCTGCCCCTGTGCAAGCCATACCACTACTAAGTACTTTCAGGAGTGCAACTGATTCGGTTCATCGGGTAGTTGCTTGGACCTCTGGCACCAATACCGTCACCTTTAGTCCGGCGCTCCCAACTTCCGGAAACCTTGCAAACGGCGCAGCAGTTACGTTCATCTCCCCTGGAGTGCTGGTCAGTCGCGGCAATGGCAGTACGGGGCTTGATATTTACACGGTGAATTCTACCCGTGTTCGGGTTACCGGCACCCTTACCTGGAATGCTTGGGCAGAGCAGTTAGTATTGGCGGCTAATTGTCCAGCACAGATTGGACAAAATTCATCATCAGCTACCACTGCCCAATTGATTTTTGCCGGAACAATTACTATCAACGGGAGCAGATCTAGTTGGGGTTTAGGGAGTGGAGCAGTGTGCCCAACACCGGCTTTAATTGCCTCTATTCAAGGCGATCAAAGCTTTGGTAATACCTGTATTTCTACCGTTTCAGGCACTTTGACAATTAATAGCGCTGCTATTCAGGGCGCTTCATTCATTTATACTTCGGCTACGTACAATAATGCAACTTTTATTAATTCCGATGGAGCAGAGGGAGGTTCTGGAAATGTATTATATACTGATGGCACCTATAACGGGATAACTATTAATGGTTATCGCTGGATTATTGGGAGCCTAACTCCAGGCGCAACTCTCTCAAATATTACGTTAATTGGCGCTAACGCAATAGACGTTGGAGCCGCTAACAACGTTACCTATTCAGATCTATCAGCAGCTTTGCAAACCACTGCATTTAATTTACGCTCCGGGGTTGGAGCCACAGGCGTTGGGAACATTTACATTACAGGGCGCAATACAACGCTAGGTTCAGGAACCGGAGTATCGCAATTTGTTGACGGCTTCCCAGCGACAGGTGGGTTTTTGATCTTCTCTAAACAAGTTAATCATTCAATCAAAAATATCGCTGGGACTGCGCTATCTGGCGTTAAAGTTGCATCTAGAGATACGTTAAACGGACAAAATATTGACTGGGCCACTTATTATCCAAACCTAACGTCTGCATGGAACGGCGCAGCACAGAAAACCTATTCATGGACTACTTCGGGCGCAGGAACCGG